AAAAATGAAAGGTGGAGAAACAGAAGAACAAGCACCGGCACCGGCTCCAGCTCCCGCTCCGGCACCTGCTCCGGCTCCCGCTCCGGCTCCCGCTCCGGCTCCCGCTCCGGCACCTGCTCCGGCACCTGAAGACGAATTTGATATTGATGATACAGAAGAACTTGATTTAGGTGATGACGAAATGGATACTGAAGATGACGAAATTGTTACGTTAAAAGTTATTCAAAAGTTAACCGGTAAATTGGCTCAAAAATTAAGAGCGTTTGAAGATGCTCAAGAAGACGAACCAATGACTTCTAAAGACATTAAGTATGTTATTAACTCAATCTTATCAGCTTTAGATTTAGCATCTTTAGATGAGGAAGATAAAGAAGAAATAATGAATAAATTTGAAGATATTGAAGCTGACGATTATTTAGGTGGTGACGATATGGATGGTGAAGATTTAACTGATGATAGTGAAGTTGAAGATATCCAAGCTGATATGGATGTAGAACCTGAAATGGCCGAAGGATTTATGTATGATGACGTTGACGAAGATAATCCTGATGATTTTGAATTTGATTTTGAAGTAGAAGACGAATTACCTTCTCACCCAAGACATAGAAGATTAAGACCTCATTCAATGAAAGACAGCCACGCTGACCGTTTAGAAGGTATGTTTGAAGGTATGTTCACAGAATCAAAAGTTGATGAAGTATTAAGAGGTTATTTTAAAATAGACCAAAAAGAAAAACAATTAATTGAAAATAAAAAACAAAAAGTTAATTTAATTAAAGAAGATAGAAAAAATAAGATTTCTAAAATCAAACAAATTTCTGAAAGTATTTCTCAAGAAGTTGCTTCTACAAAATTAATAACAAAATATCCGGGAGCGAAATTAGTTGGTAAAACTAACAAACATAACTTGGTATTTGAAATGAATAATAAACAACTTAGAGTAAACACTAAAGGTGAGATACTATGAGTTATTTAATATATGTTAACGAATTAGGACCAAATTATAAAGGGGATAACATATATGAATTTATTTTCTCGGATAGTTTGGAAAACATTTGGGGTGAAAACTGGGATGCTAAACCATCCAACAGATACCCACTCCCACCTGATTTAGAACACATAAAAAAAGTAGGAGTTTTGAAGAATGATATGATAACCATGTCAGTAATTCAAAACTCTGATTATTTTTCGATGATTGATTCTATGGATGGGATAATTGCTTTGGGGTATGAAAATGAAAGTGATGACGTTGATTTTGATAGACAAACTAGATTAGTATTTTCGTTTGGTGAAACAGAAGAATCAGTAAAAAATAAATTATATGAACGAGACATCGTTTTAGAATTTGAAAAAAAAGTTGTATATGAACACTAATCAAAAAAAATTGAAACTTATTAAAGAAGGATTTAAAGCTTCAACATTACAATATTTGTCGGATAAACAAATTAACGCATTATTCAATAGATTACAAGAACAAGTTAGTGCTGTAACAGAACCTGCCAAAAAAGGGTATAAAATTGGTGAAAAAGGTGGTAACTTACCTGCGGCGCCTAAAGGTTATAATATTAATAAAAATACTGATGGTAGTATAACTGCGATACCTAATGAACAAAAAGATTTAGGTGAAGATACTGAAGTAGATAAAGATGACGAAGATAAAGGTGAAGTAAGTCAAGACCCTGTACAAGTACAAGGACCTGATGGAATGGATGATGATTCGGATAACCAACTTCAAGAAAAATTTGAATCTAAAAGTCAACAAAAATATTTCTTTGCAAGATGTAATGATAAAACACAATCTAAAAAAATTAGAGATAAGTGGTGTAGAATGGCTGATGAGTTTGCTAAAGATACCAAATTTAATAAATTACCTGAAAAGAAAAAAGAACCAAAAGAAAATTTTAGTTTTGACGATTATACTAAAAAAGTAGGTGCGGCATTGGCAGGTGGAATGAAAAATAATTTGACTAAAATATCTCCAAGTGTTAATATTGGTGAAAACGAAATAGAAAAACAAATTATGAGATTAGTTGAAAAACATATAACACCTAAAATGTCTAAAAAAGATTTTTTAAGTTTAATTGGTGAGGACACAAAAACTGCTCCGGCAAAACCAAAAGTTAAACCGGGGACAAAACCGGGAACAGATTCACCATACAAACCTAAACCGGGTGTTAAACCAGCTCCTAAAGCTAAAAAAGAAATTGACGAAGATACTAAAACGGCGCCTGTAAAACCAAAAGTTAAACCAGGTACAAGACCGGGAACAGATTCTCCTTACAAACCTAAACCGGGTGCTAAACCGGCACCTAAAGCTATTAAAAAAGAATTACCTACTTGGTTATCGTTTGATAGTATAGGTCTTAAAATTGATTAATCATGAGTTTAAATATAAAAATAGAAGAGATTTTAAAAGCTAAAACAAAATTAGAAAGAAAATTATCTGAAGGTACAATTACTAAAAATGAACGTTCATTACTTAAAGAAATTAAAAGTAGTTTAGTTGAAGCACCAATTGATTATGAAGGTCCTGAAAGAATGGAACCGGGTATCGAAAGAAAAATTACTTCAAAACAAACTCCATTTAATCAAAATCCAGCTTTACCAAAAGATGGTGATAAAGATTATATTGAAGTAATCTCCTCTAAACGTTTTAAGGATTCTGTAGACAAAGTAAGAAGATATTTGGGGGATACTACCGCAATTCAAGGAAACAATCCAATGATGGGTCTAATGTCGACAGTAATGAATGGTTTGCAAAGAATTGTACAGGTTGAATCTCAAAATAAAGAATATCTTGAAAGATTAGCAGTTAATTTAGTTGTTAAAGAACTTGGTATTCCTGAAGGGTCATTACAATTCGATGCTCAATTAGTTCACGGACCTATGGCTGCGGCTCAAGGAATGCAGACAGAACCTCAACAACCTAGTGATGAAGAAGTTAAAGACGCATTTAAAAAGGCGGAAGACCATTCTGAAGAATTAGAGGATTTTGCTGATGAATTTGAAAAATTTAATTTAGAAAAATCAAAAAGAAGATTAATTAACTCGTTAATACAAGGAGCGGCTTTTAAAGGTGGTCATATGTATGTGTTAGTTAGTGATGAATTAAGTAGATTAGACCCTAACTTACTTAATCATTATGGTGTTACACAAGCCCTTATGGAACACTTATATTGGTTATACCCGGATATGGAAGGTATGGCAGGTTCAGGTGGTGGACAAATGGGTCAAAGTGAAGTGGATGATGAAACAGACCCACCAACAGTTAAGGCAAGAGCTATGACGTTTCCATTATTAGTTCACGAATTAGTGAAAGGTGTTTATGAAGTATTTGGAACACATGGTTTACCTGATGACCCAAAACAAGCCGAAATGGTTTTAGGGGCGGAAGATACATTACCTGCCGAAATATGGGATTCTAGATTAGGTCCAATATTTTGGGAAAAATTTTTAGAGGCGTATCCTGATAAATTGTTTGATGATGATATGAAACACATCCAACATTATTTATTTGTGAGATTCTCGAAACTATCAGCACAAGAGTTTTTAAGAGTAGCTAAACTAATATTAGAAGGAAACCCACAAGGTGCTCAATTTATTCAAAGAATGGTTGACGAAATCGTTAATGATTTGAAAAAAGATGAGTATGATGAAAAAATGGGTGACGATAATGATGATGACGACTACGGTGACGACGACTTGGATGATTTTGATTTGTCGGCACTTGGGTTCTAAAAACCAAACCGACTTATGTCAAATTTAACAAAAGAACAAGTATTAATTGAATACGTAAAATGTAATCGAGATGTTGAATACGCACTTAGAACGTATTTAGAAACATATGATAATACGGTTAAAAAATATGTTCCATTAGAACTTTTTCCTGACCAATTATCTTTATTAGAAGATTACGAAGAATACAATGAAAACATTGCATTAAAGTACAGACAGGCCGGGGTATCAACAGTTACCGCGGCTTGGATGTCACGAAAGTTAGTATTCGCAAGAAAAGAAACCCCCGAAAAAATATTGATTATCGCCAATAAGTTGGATACTTCACTGGAGATGGCTAATAAAATAAAAGCGTTCGTTGCTCAATGGCCGTCTTGGACAGGTGTAGATTTTGATAAAGCAAAAAATTCCCAAAAACATTATAAATTAACAAATGGTTGTGAGGTTAAAGCCGTTGCGACATCGAAAGATGCCTTGCGTGGGTTTACACCAACAATACTTGTATTTGACGAGGCGGCGTTTATCGAAGCTGACAGTGACTTTTGGGCTGCTTGTATGGCGTCCCTATCTACGGGGGGTAAAGTAATTGTTGTTTCAACTCCAAACGGATACGACCCAATTTACTACGAAATATATGACCAAGCATTACGTAATATGAATGACTTCAAAATTACCGAGATGTTTTGGTATCGTGACCCACGTTATACTAAAGATTTATTCTTGGTAAAAACTGATGATATAATTCATTTCCTATTGAATAAAGAAGATTATAAACCAGATGAATTTCTTGATTGGTCTAAAATACCTTATGAAAATAGAAATTATAAAGAGTTAAGAATTATTATGGATGCCGGGTATAAACCTTGTTCATCTTGGTTTGAGGCGATGGTTAAGAAATTAAAATACGATAAACGTAAAGTATCCCAAGAGTTAGAATGTAACTTCTTAGGTTCGGGGGATAACGTATTTGATTCTCTTATGATGCAAAAGATTCGTGAAAATATGATTCTTGAACCTATATCAAAGTTAATGGGGAATGCTCTTTGGATTTGGAAAGAACCTGTGATTGGACATAAATACATTATGGGTGTCGACGTTTCTCGTGGGGATTCTGAAGATTTTAGTTCATTCCAAATTGTCGATTTTGATACTCAAGAACAAGTCGCTGAGTATGTGGGTAAATTACCTCCGGACACTATGGCGGAAATTTGTCACAAATGGGCGACAAACTATTCTTGTTTTGTGGTAATAGATATCACTGGAGGTATGGGTGTTTCAACATCAAGAAAACTTCAAGAAATGAATTATAAAGATTTATATGTTGATGGTGTTGACACGGCAAACAAATGGAAATACGACCCAAAAGCTGCGGAGAAAATTCCGGGAATAAACTTTAATAATAAAAGAGTTCAAATTATTGCTTCGTTTGAAGAAGTAATGAGACATGGATTTAGAATTTATAGTTCTCGTTTGTATAATGAAATGAATACATTTATTTATATGAATGGTAGACCTGACCACCAAAAAGGTCATCACGACGATTTAATCATGTCTATTGCGATGGCAACCTACGTTGCTGAATCATCGTTTAGTAAATTAACTAAAGTTACTGAACATACTAAAGCGATGATTGATTCTTGGGCGGTCACTAATAATGACAATGTAAGTGAATCATTAGCGTTTAACCCCGTAATACCAAATACTCGAGAAAGAATTGGTCAATTTAGTAATGGAAATATAAGTCGAGACGATTATATGAAATATGGCTGGTTATTTGGTACAAGATAATATTTATCAAATAAACATAAATGGGTATTACCGATAGAAAAACTTCTACTTTAAATAATAGTATAACATTTGATGCAAATGCAGATTTGTATGCTAATGCAACTCTTAATTTGGGTGTCGGTAAATCAGGTGGTTTTGTAAATCGAAAAAAATCAGGTAAAATTTTCGCAGGGTCTAGAATGGTTGTTCCTGGTCAAGATATTTTAAGTGTTAAAGTATTTGAACCTGATTTTAATAGACCTAGAACTATTGACACATTTAGTGGAGCTCTTCCACCAACACCAACGGCAGAACCAACACCTACTCCAACACCTACACCACCACCAACGGGTACGCCAACACCTACGCCAACACCTACAATGACACCTTCACCAATTGTTGAGATTTGTTACTTAGCGACTGAGGACTTTATCCGTATTATAGCAGAAAATGGTGATAACTTAATTGTTGATTGTGACCCGTTCCCAATACCTGTACCACCGGTTAATTATCCAACGCCAACCCCCACACCAACAATCCCATGATGATATTTGGTTAATCTAAACTATTTATTAAAATAAAAAAATATTTAAATTTTTCATATGGAAAACAATCAAAATAATGATTTAACAGTTTGGCAAAGGTTATCCAAAGCATTTGGACCAAATTCGTTATTGAATCAAGATTATCCCGTATATCAGTTAGATAAGAAGGAATTATTAAAAACCACGTCTAAAGCCGAATACGAGAGAGAAAAATTACAGGCACAACAAACTTATTATCTAGCCAATCAATGGACTAAAATTGAAAGTAATTTATATACTCAAGCGGTATATTATGAACCAACTCGTTTAGCTTCATTTTATGATTATGAATCGATGGAGTATACTCCTGAAATTTCTGCCGCTTTGGATATCTATGGTGAAGAATCAACAACTGTTGACCAAAATGGATATATGTTACAGATTTATTCTGAATCAAAAAGAATTAAAGGAATCTTAACTGACTTATTTAACAACGTATTAGATTTAAATACTAATTTACCTATGTGGACAAGAAATACTTGTAAATATGGAGATAACTTCGTGTATCTAAAATTGGATGCGGAAAAAGGCATTGTTGGGTGTATGCAATTACCAAACATTGAAATAGAACGTTTGGAGAGAGGTATGGCTGCGAAATCAGCAAATGTTGAAGAACCTGCGGATAGTAAAGGATTACGTTTCAAATGGAAAATTAAAGACATGGAATTCAATTCATGGGAGATTGCCCATTTTAGATTATTAGGTGATGATAGAAAACTTCCTTATGGTACTTCTATGTTGGAGAAAGCGAGACGTATTTGGAAACAATTATTACTTTCAGAAGATGCGATGTTGATTTATAGAACTTCAAGAGCTCCTGAAAGACGTGTATTTAAAGTTTATGTTGGTAATATGGACGATAAAGATGTTGAACCATATGTACAACGTGTGGCTAACAAATTTAAAAGAAGTCAAGTGGTTGATTCTCAAACAGGGAATGTAGATATGAGATTTAATCAAATGGCTGTTGACCAAGATTACTTTATTCCTGTTCGTGACCCTGCGGCACCAAGTCCAATTGATACCTTACCGGGAGCACAAAATTTGGCGGAGATTGCCGATATTGAATATATCCAAAAGAAATTATTAACAGCACTTCGTGTTCCTAAAGCGTTTTTAGGTTTTGAGGAAGTAACGGGTGATGGTAAAAATTTATCTTTAATGGATATTCGTTTCGCAAGAACAATTAATAGAATTCAAAAATCTATGATTGCCGAATTAAATAAAGTTGCAATTATTCATTTATTCTTATTAGGATTTGAGGATGAATTGTCAAACTTTACATTGGCTCTTACAAACCCATCATCTCAAGCAGATTTATTAAAAATTGATATTTGGAAAGAGAAAATTTTATTGTATAAAGATGCTGTTGCGGCTATCGAAGGTATCGCTCCGGTATCTGTTACATGGGCTAAGAAACACGTATTAGGATTCTCTGATGAAGAAATTAAATTAGATTTACAACAACAACGTATTGAAAAAGCGGTTGGTGCGGAATTAACTAATACCGCAACCATAATTACTCATACGGGTGTATTTGATACTATAGATAAATTATACGCGAGTAAATCCGGAACTACGGCCGTTGGAGCGGCTGCTCCTGCCCCACCACCTGGTGGAGGAGGTGGAGGAGGTCTTGAATCTGACTTAGGTGGAGGACTTGACTTAGGTGGAGAACCTGAACCGGGTGGAGCACCTGAACCGGGTGGAGCACCGGCACCGGGTGGTGAAGCTGAAATAACTCCTGAATCAGTCAAACGAGATAATTTGAATATCTTATTGGAAAGTGGTAATCTAACTGAAGACGATTCTTACATTGATTTATCTCGAGCAAGAAATTCTTTAGGTGATATGGAAAAAGAATTGGATAAAATCTTAAATGATTGATATTTATAATTAAAAAAGAAAATGACAAAGTTTGGTATATTAAAATCGAAGATAGAAAACGTATTACTTGAGTCGTATAAAAACGACACATTTAAAGACGAATTAAAAACATTTAAAAAACTTGTATTAGAGAATAAAAATGTTAGTAAGATTTTCTATATGTATGATGAGTTAAACTCTAAAAAAGGTTTGAGTGAATCATATTCAAGAGAATACATCCACGAATGTATTACTCTATATGAAAATGCTGTGAATAAAATTTTACCGGCAGATTTGAAAAAATTAAATATGTGGGTTAGAAATACTAAATCTAATAACTCATACGAAAATATCGATAACTTATTTTCAACAGATGTTTTAACCATTGAATCAAGAATTAAAAGTAAAAATTTAATTATTGAGAATTTGAAAAAACTTCCAATTACAGAATCCAAAGGTATTGAACTTCCATTATCAACTATGGTTAGTGTTGCAAATAAAACTATTAAGAATTATATTGATACTTTAAGTGAATCTGACAAAGCTGAAATAGTTAAATTGTTATCTGAAGATGATGGTGAATTATCCGTGAAATATAACACCCTTAAAGAAAATGTAGTTGATAAATTAAAAGCAATGAAGAATTCGTCCGAAGATAATTCAGTGAAAACTAGAATTGATGAAACACTTACAAAAGTGTTATCAGAGAAGTACGACAAATTAACGTATTTTAAACTTAAAAGTTTAAACGAGAATCTTTAATCGTTATCCGAATAATATTTTAATTGAACGTGTTTAGCCTTAGCTAACACGTTTCTTTTTTTTACGGAAGGTTTGATAAATTCTTTTCGCTTATTAAGTTCAGAACTTTGACGTGTCTTGATAACTTTACTTTTATAGAGTTTCAGTGCTTTCTCTATTGGTGTATTTTTATCTAATTTAACTATTAACATATATAACATATATATCAAAATAACAAAAAATTTGACCTGACCCCTTATTTTACCTATCTTTTTTAAAAATAAAAGGAAAAATATGAAAATTAATGAAAAAGGGGAAAACCTCTCAACTAACAGGTTTCAAAACCGCGAAAGTTGTTTATGGGACAGTTGATTCTGTAAACTTGAAATCACTTTACTTAAACGTACAAACATGGGTTGAACCAATCTATGAATCCGATAATTGGTCGAGAACAGTTTTAAATTTAAGTAGGGGTATTAAACACTCGGTTTACGAGTCGTTAAATAATAAAATTTTTGATACAAAATTTATTGTAGATTTAGATTTAAGGTCAAGTGGATTAAATTTGGGTAAAAAATCATTTATGAATTTAGAAGTTAATTTCTATGTTATAGAAGAAAACCTCGATTTTAAATCAAAACAAATTAAAGATACATTATTAAAAATTACAAATAAAATCTACAACGATAACTTTTATGACAACAATTATTTTAAGTTTTATCTAACTAAAAAAATCAAATCCGTTAAAGATACGTTACAAACCGAAAATGTTTAATATTTATTATTAAAACATTTAAAATGAGTTTAAGAATATTACAACCGAACGAATCAGGAAAAGGTATATTAGTTGAATACGATGCCGGATATATTAATCCAAAGGATAATCGTAACGAAACATTAATAAGAGAATCTAATGAAATGTTAGACCACTCAAAACCATTTGAATTTTATGCTGTATTACAAAAATATGATACACCAAATAGAAATGGTCGATTATACCCTGAACGTATATTAAAAAGAGAAGCTGATAATTATAAAAAAATGATTAAAAAGGGTACAGCTCTTTCAGAGTTAAATCACCCGGAATCATCTTTAATTGATTTAGATAGAGTTTCTCACGCAATCACCGAAGTATGGTGGGAAGGTAATGTCCTAATGGGAAAGATTAAATTATTGACATCACCGGGATACCACGAAAGAGGTATTTGTTCAACCAAAGGAGATTTGGCAGCAAATTACTTAAGACAAGGTGTTACTTTAGGTATATCGTCAAGAGGTGTAGGTTCTCTTAAAAAGATTGGTGAACAAAATGAAGTACAAGACGATTTTGAATTAATTTGTTTTGACTTGGTGTCCTCACCTTCAACTCCGGGAGCGTATCTATTCTTAAATAAAGATGACAAACATCTGTATGACGAGAACTTAGAAGAAGAGAAAAAAATGAGTATTGAAAGACATGTTGGTGATTCAGGAAATAAATCACTTGACTTAATGAAAAAATTAAACGATTATTTAGGATATTAAACTAAATAGAAAAAATTATGGACGAAAAGTATTTCATTGCAAAAATTACATTGGACTCAGTTGATGAGGCATCAGGTAAGATTAAAAAATTAAGAGAAGAAAAATTAGTGAGTGGTTACAACCCAACTGACGTAGAGGCTAAAGTAACAAAAGTATTTGAGCATTATACAATGGAATGGAGAATCACAGCAATTGTTGAAAGTAAAATTGATGAAGTGATAGAATAAGAATTTATATTCAATAATTAATTAAGGAGACAGAAATGTCTCCTTTTTTTATGCTTTTATTTTTTTGGTAATATTTATTAATATAAAAAACTCATTATCAAATTAGCAAAAATAATGCTTTTTTGATAATGGGAGATATTTATATATTAAAATAACTTAAACACAAATGGCAAAAGAAAAATCTTTAGTTGAAGAAGCTATCATCCAAATGAAAAATTTGGAAGAGGCGGTAGCGGAAAATGCAAAAGGAATACTTGCTTCGACAATGTCGCAAGAAATCAAAGAACTAGTAAAAGAATCTCTTACAGAACAAGATGATGAGGAGATTGACACTGAGGTTGACATGGATGACATGGATATGGATACAGATATGGACGATACAGAAATGGACGACGTAGATGTTGATATGGATATGGAAGATGACATGGATACCGATAATATGGATATGGATATGGATGATGAAGACACCATAGACCTTACTGACGTAGAAGATGATGAAGAAATCTTACGTGTATTCCAATTGATGGGACCTGAAGATAATATTGTTGTTACTAAAGATGATTCTGGTAACATCAGTTTAAAAGACGAAGAGAACAACAAAGAATATATGATTGTTGGTGAAGGTGAAGATGAATTAGAAATGTTCGAAGAATTTGACGACGAAGAAGAAGATATGGACTTCGATGACGAAGAAGAGGACATGGATTCTGAAGGTATCGAAGATATTATCTCTAGAGTATTTGATAATGACGACGAAGATTCTGAATTTGGAGAAAGTGATGAAATGATGTTTGACGAAGAAGAAGATATGGACGATGAAGAAATCGTTTATGAAATTTCTTTTGATGACGAAGATGATTCAGAGTTAGAAGAGCAAGACGACATGGACATGGAAATAGAAGAACAAGACGATATGGATATGGATGATGACACAATGATGGAATCTAAAATGTCTGTAAAACCAAAAGGAACCGGAATGGGTAATCCTAGTAAATTTAAATATGATGCAAAACCAAACCAAAATGGTGGATTTAAAACTGTGAAAAAATCAGTTAATCCAACAATGGGAACAGGTAAAGCTAAATTTGAATATAAAGAAGGTGAAAATCTTGAAGGAAAAATGAAATCTGTTAAAAAAACAGAAACAAAAGAGCAAACAACTAAAATTGCTAATACAACTAAAAAAGTTGAACCTAAAGAGGCTTCTCGTACATTAGGTAATGGAAGTAATTTCAGAAGAGGTGGGTTACCAAAACCAAGAGCTCACTCATCTTTTAATACCGCAATTAAAGAGAACCAAAACACAAGTGAATTAAAAGTTTTAAGAGAAAAGAATGAAGAATACAGAAAAGCTCTTAACGTATTTAGAAATAAATTGAATGAGGTTGCAGTGTTTAATTCAAACTTAGCTTACGCTACTCGTTTGTTCACAGAACATTCAACATCAAAACAAGAAAAAATAAATATCTTAAGAAGATTTGACGGTGTTGAAAACATTAAAGAATCTAAAAACTTATACAAAGTCATTAAAGATGAACTTACAGGGACTGCATCTCAACCTATGAATGAATCATTAGAAAGAACAATTGCTAAAGCACCTTCAACAGGGTCGGCAGTTAACTTAATTGAATCTAAAACATATGAGAATCCACAGTTCTTGAGAATGAAAGATTTAATGTCAAAATTAAAATAAAAATAAACTAAAAAATTAATAAAAACCAAAAAAATGGGAGCATTATTAGAATCAGGTCTAGTTGGTAACATCGGGTTAAAACACCTTAAAGTTATTAAAGAGGACACAATTAATAAATGGGACAAATTAGGATTTCTAGAAGGTCTTAAAGGTCACTTAAGAGAAAACGTAGCTCAGTTATATGAGAACCAAGCGTCTTTCTTAATAAACGAAGCAACTTCTGACGGGTCTTCAGGTTCATTCGAAACTGTTGTATTTCCTATCGTAAGAAGAGTATTCTCTAAATTATTAGCGAATGACATCGTTTCTGTACAAGCTATGAACTTACCAATCGGTAAATTATTCTACTTTGTACCAAAAATCCAAGGATATAAAGATGGTATTGCAGGACAATATTCAGGTGAGCACTATGCACCTGTTGGAGCTCCGGGTAACTACAATGATGGTACATTACCTTCACCTAACGGTACAGGTGGTAATCCAAATGCAGGTTACACTACAGGTTCAGGAACTTATAACCCTGTATACGAAAAAAATCTTTATGATTTATTCTATGAAGGAAATGAGGCTCAATTAGACCCTCCAGGATTATTTGATTATTCTAAAGGTCGTTGGTCAGCAATCACTGCTACTACAACTATCCAAAAATGGACAGGTGGAGTTTTAGTTGATGCTAACATTTCAGGAACAACTGATGGAGCAGCAGTTATTGCTTCAGGTAACACAAGAAAAGTTATCATTAAAATGTGTGGTTTTGCTGATACAGGTGCAGGAAAATTAATCGGACCTGATGGTAACGAAATGGATACTGAATCATTCTTATCTGACTTAATCGTTTACACAGGAAATGGTTTAACTGTTTCTTCAACTTCACCATGTACAGTTAGTACAGGTTCTTTATTATTTAGAGTTGTGACTCAAATCTATGGTAGAGGTATTGTGAAATATGGTAATACTACTCAAACTTACTTCCCTTCAGGTAACCCAGCGGGTACAGCATCTAATACAGGTAACGGTGGTTCATTCAAAAATGTTTGTGACGCTGATGGATGTATTTGGTTAGAAGTTGATTTATCTTGTCCGGTATGTGCTGATTGTGATTCTACATCTTTAGATGGTTACACAGGTACTACTATCGAAACTGCGGTATCAGGAACTTCATTCGCAGCGGCTTTCAGACGTTACGAAGAGTTAGAATTTGAAGATAAAATCGGTGAGGTTTCTTTCGATTTAGATTCAGTTACTGTATCTGTTACAGAAAGAAAATTAAGAGCACAATGGTCTCCTGAGTTAGCTCAAGACGTTGCGGCTTTCCACAACATCGATGCTGAAGCTGAATTAACAGCTTTATTATCTGAACAAGTTGCGGCTGAAATCGACCGTGAAATCTTAAGAGATTTACGTAAAGGTGCAGCATGGAACTTACGTTGGGATTACAATGGTTGGAGAAGAATTTCTCAAACAACTTCTTATACTCAAAAAGATTGGAACCAAACATTAATTACAGCAATCAACCAATTGTCTGCACAAATCCACAAATCTACATTAAGAGGTGGAGCAAACTGGATTGTTGTTTCTTCTGAAGTTTCAGCTATCTTTGATGATTTAGAGTACTTCCACGTATCTAATGCGTCTCCTGAGCAAGACCAATACAACATGGGTATTGAAAGAGTAGGTACATTAGCAGGTCGTTACCAAGTTTACCGTGACCCTTACTTCCCAGCTAACCAAGTGTTAATTGGACACAAAGGAACATCATTGTTAGACACAGGATACATTTACGCTCCGTATGTACCATTACAATTAACACCTACAATGTACAACCCATTCAACTTTACACCGATTAAAGGTATAATGACTCGTTACGCGAAAAAGATGGTAAATAACCGTTTTTACGGAAGAATTACCGTTGATGGTGTTAGAACATTTGACTTAAGAGAATTGAGATAATCAATATCTTATGATATACCAAAAAGAGGACAAATATTTGTCCTCTTTTTTTTTATCTTATATTTATATTAAAAGAAAAATTATGAAAAATTTATTTGAAATTTCAAGTGAAGAAAAAAATAGAATTTTAGGACTTCATGAAAGTGCTACTAAAAAACTTTATTTAATTAAAGAAGATATTACAGAACCTATAAAATTTAATATTTCAAATTCGTTTCCTAGTGGTGAATATGAGTTAAATAATACTACTGAAATTGATAATGCAATAAAACAAATTAATGATTATTTAAAATCCGGTAAAGGTTCATTTAACACTATCGTGATTAATTCATCAGAATCGAAAGTTCCAAATGAAGGTGTAGGGTTAAACTCAGGAGATTTATCCAAATTAAGAGCTTCGGAAGTTGAAAAATATATAAAATCAAAATTAGGTGATAAAATATCTATTAAAATTAATAATTTAGGAGCTCAAGGTCCTGAGTGGGATGAAACCAAAGGTTCTAAACACCCTGACTATACAAAATATCAATATGTAACTTTAAATTTATCCGCAGAAAAATCTACTGAGAAGTGTAACTTTAACATTGACTATGAAGGAGTTCAAGGTTCTAAATCGAATAATTATATTGCAATTTTACCTTCAAAATATCAAAATGACTTAAATGATAAAGGTAAATTGAGTTTTGATACGGGAACAATGCCTGATAGATTAATTGTTACTGATACTCAAAAACAAATAACATTAGACACCGGATATGTATCTACAGAATTATATTTGGATGATATAATAAATTATATACCTGCGTGGGTTGATAGTTTAACTAAAATATATAACCAAAAATCCCCTGCAGTTAGTGGTAGTAAAATAATTACTAAAAATGTTTCATCAATAGATGAATTAGTTTCATTGATTTTTAAAAACGAAAAATTAAAAAATATTTCATTAGATTTAATTAACAAAAATGATTTGAAAAAATTAAAGTCAATATTACAAGCTAATACAGGTACTGGTGAAGTTTCTTTAGGATTCGTTAATTTATTAGAGCAATATAATAATGGTGTTAGAGAGTTCGTACTTTATGAAAAAAGAACTACACCATATGAATTAGTATATGATACTAGTAAAGGTAATAATTTATTTTTTGTTTATGCACCTATTGGGGGTCCTGGAATGGGGTCAACAGGATTTAAAATAGAGGGAGGTTGTATTTAATCACCCTTTTTTAATTAATTTTAATTCTTTTAGTTTCTTTATCGTGGACATTTCCTGATTTGTCTTCATAAACAATTCCTTCAACATAAACATCGTTATGGGTTATTTTATATGAGCCAATAACTTTTACTTTATAAACTTTAGATAAGGAGTCCATTTTTTGAGTAACGGTTTGGTCTATTTTTTTGGTTGAAACTTTTTTCTTTTCTTGAGAAAACGACAAACCACTAACTAATAATAACAAGATAATTAATAATTTTTTCATAATATAAATATTTTTTACAAATGTAATTATTATTTTTTACTCTACAACATTTTTTTCAACTTTATTTAAAGTTCTAATTGATTTTGAGATGATTTCAGATTCCCCCAATGAAAATATCCCTGAATGAAATGCAAAACTAACTGCTTGTGTTAGGATATAGATTGATTGTTCTTTATCCATTGTTGATAGTAGGACATCTAAATGGTCTTCGTTGTACAATGGGATTGTATTAAATAATTTTCCGAATAGTTCTTGTTGTTGTTCCATAATTAAAATTTTGTATATTTATAAGTATATGAATAAAAATAACAAAAATCAAATTAAAGAGGCAACCGGTCATCGTGGCTCGGGACAAGTAAGAGTTCCTTTGAGCCCGGGAGTTAGATTGTTCAATAAAGAGCAACTACAACCATTTACTGTACCTACATCAAAATATGATAGTGCTGAATTAGCGTTTGATAGTTATGATGGTGAGATGAGTACTCCAAAATCTAAAATATCTAAAATAGAGAAAGAATCAAGAAAAATTGCCAAATACGTAAAAAAACATCCGGAGCAGAATGATGAAGAAGGTGGGGTATTAAATCAAACTCCTGGTAAAGGTAAGAAAATTGTTCCTATTGATGAAAATACAACGACCGTTAGTGCCGGAGAATACAATGGTCCTATTGAATTAGGTTTGAGAAAATGGATTAAATCTGAATTAGACCCATTTGTAAATACCCTTGAATCTGAATTTAATAATAAGAGTAAAAGTAAAACATTAAAAGGTAATAGAGACACCGTTGTTGGTATGTGGGAAAAAGGTGTGGATGGTACATACCACATTGATACATACGATGTAAATACGGTTAATGAATGGGTTGAGATAACCAAAGACACCCTTATAGAAGATGTTGTCCCAAATGGACTAAAAACCCCTTCAAAAAATGAATCATTAAGAAATATAATTAAAAAGGTATTAAAAGAAGAATTTAAAAAACCCCTTACTCGATAGTAGGGGTTTTTGATTTAAGTAAGATTTTATTCTTTAACTTTGATAATGAATGTTCTACTTGAGATTTCATTTGTTCAATTCTTCTCATACGATTTTCTTGAACTCTATTATCGAACATTCTAACCATTTTATTCCAATCTCTATCGGTCATGGAAATATTACTATAATAACAAACGTGATTAATGATTGTTATTTTTTTATCATCTAATACTACAAACACTCCCAATTTTTTATTTTCGATAATTCTATGTGAAGATAGTGGAGCAATTTCATAGATAGAACTTGGATGTTTTAATGTATTACGAAAAATAAACATACAATCGTTCATGTCTGCTAACTTACCCGCGTCAACAACATCATAAATTATTTGGAACTGCAATAATTTTTTTCTAACTGCTCTACGTTTTAATTTTCGTTTTATGTATTTTATCATCTTAATAATTTTAACACGACAAAGATACACAAATTTTTTAAATAACCAAAAATAATAAGAAATATTATTTATAAAATAAAACCCCCAATTAATGGGGGTTTTTTATTTTTAACAATATGGTGATGAACACCTCTTTTGACCGTCTAACCCTGCTTTAGTTCCTTTACAAACTTGAACCGCAAAGCCGTTTGAATAAGCTGAAGGATAAACTTTAAATTTTGATTTAGCAGCCGCTTTACCACGAGCACATAATTTAGTACCGGGTTTCTTTTTACCTTCAGAAACTACCTCATCATTACTTTGACTTTTTGCTTTATCAAGATAATCATAAACCTTGTCTCCGTACATTTGATAGATTTTCTTAATGAATTGAGCAGGACTCTTTCTTATATATCTAATAACATCGTTAGGAATATACTGTCCATATTTATCACCAAATAAGGACTTTACTTGACGTTCTCTGTCACTTGTAGGTCTTTCAGTGTCTGAAGAATAATCTTGTTCTAAAACAGTTATATTGTCTTCATTTTTAGTTTCATTCATCATAAAATCAAAAACTTGGTCAAGGCTTTCTTTTGCGGTTGATACGTGGTCTTGAGCCCAATCGTGTCCACCATCTAAAATACCTTCAACAGTGTTTTTATTTAATTCTAATAATAAACCTGTTTGTCTATGAATTTGTTCTAAATTACTAAAAAACATATATCTTTCACTATCTTGTTCAGACATAATTCGTTTAACTAATTCAGTTAATTTAGATTCTGATAATTTAACTACTCTTTTCATATTATTATGAGTTTAATCCATTACCACCAATTGTGATTGCGTTTAATTGTACGATAGCTTGATTTTGTCCATTAGTATAAACAGGGTGTGGTGGGACAATAGTAAATGTTCCTCCACTACAATTATCTTGACAAACTAATCCACCATTACCACCATCATTAGCTATAGTTGGTTCAGCACATTCGTCACAGGTGTCAAATGGCCCCGCAATTATCATTGAATTTGCGTAAAATCCAACAGTATCTCCTGAAGTTAACGATACACATTGTCCGGTAGGTAATTGATAAATTTTACTTTCGTCAAATTCTACATCACCCGGTAAAATAATTAATTGTGATATTCCTTCACAAGTTGTTGCGGTTACATTAACATTATATCCCATAATTTTTTTTATTTATAAATATCTTATAATTGTAAATATTTTGTATTTACCACTTGAAATTTAATTTGTCGTTTATATGTGTTTATTTCACCGCTACTAATTACTTGTATATCAATGAAATATTCATTTGGTATTTTGTCTCTACTATCAAATATAAAATAGTATTCGTTAGGTGTTCTATTAATTTTTGTCCACCCTTGAACTTGTACTTCAGTTGTCCCCTCTTTAACATAAATTCTATATGACGCATCCACGTTTAATAATAAATTTTGGGTTGTATAAGCTTGTTTAATAATTACACCTACTTTACGAGTATCCGTATTTACAATTTGTTCATCTTGTTTTAATCCGTAAAAATCAAATCCGTATAATAATGGGTTTGCGGATACAACACCAATTTGAATTGCATTTTTAAATGGTTGTAATGTAAAATCATTTAATACCTGTGGAAGTGGAAAGTTGTTATAACTTAAGTTGTACCATCTATCTGAAAATGTACAAGGAGTTTGATATCCCATAAGAGGTGGGATAACAACCTCATAAACACCTCTAGTTCTTTGACACGTTGTTAATCCGGATAATCCCGGAATAACATCACCCATCATATCTAATATATCAACATTTGGGGGGTAATCTAAATTTATTGGGTTACCATTATCAAATAGGTATAAATATAATTTGTTAACTTTACCTAAAGTAAATTGATTTCTATCGTCTTCAATTAAATCATTGTAACTTGTTTCAAGATATGGTTCGTAGAATGTTTGAGTATGACGAGTAAAAAATTGAACTTCATAGTTATCGGTAAGACCTGTAAGATTTTCAACTTGAGGTTTATATGCAATTCCCCACCCTGATACATTTGGTATTGAACCATTTAATACACCATTAATTTCTGCCGTCATATCGAAAGCAATATTTTCGTTACCAAATTCAAAATGTTGTGTATCCACAATGGTAATTCCACTAAAAGGAACAGGACCTAAATTTTTATTATTATAAATTCCCTGTTGTTGCCAAACACCAATAGTTGTTGTTTGATACCAATTTGATGGTCTATTTGAAAAGTTTTTATCTGATTCACTATATTGATAAATTAAATCCGCAAAATCATACCCAACACCTTCATCCCAAAGTTGAGGTGTTGACGGATTATTATTTAAATAAGGGATTCTAAATAAGATTAAATCAAATGAAGTGGCTCTCATTCTCATTTGAGACGTGAGTGTGTTTAATAGTTCGGCATCAAAAGTAGACGTATTTGTCATTCTTAAAGTATGCGTCATATTATCTGTACACCCTGTAGTTATAGTTCCGTTAAAAATTAGTTGTTTTAATAAAGTTAAATCTAAATCAAAAATAAAACGGCTATAGTTATTTGGGTATTGAGTTGTGGCAACATTACCATAAAATAGTTCCATTACAGGGTTTCTACCTGTATTGGTAAAGCTATTTGATATAAGGGTATTGTTCTTGCTGAAATATGAATTAATTATTGACATGAATATGTTTTACATATAAATATCAATTAATTCTAATATTTTGATTTAAGATGGTATTTTCTGCATCTGCAAGGATTGCATTGATTTCTGCGGTTGTTTGTCCGTTACCCGCTGCGACCGGAACAGGTGCCATTGTGGCCACCGGATGAACGTGTCCTGTAACAAATGAAAATATTTTTCTAAGTAACGCCATTAATTCATCTCCTCTAACAACAGGGTATGTTTGATTAAGAATACTATTTTCATCTCCAATAAATTTATCTTGAGGTATTCCATATAAAGTTTGACTTAAACTAATTTTTCCTTTAGGCCCTGCGGAATCTTGTGATAAGAAATACATACGTTGAGACCCCATAATACTATAAGTAATATCTGAAGGAATAAACTCTGTTGGTATAACTATTTCTTCTTTTAAATCGGCTTGTGGACCAAGAATTGGTTTACCTGATTTGTTTTCCCAAACTAAAAACCATCCTTTGTATTTTTTACTTGCAGGGTCTAATGTTATTTTATCAGAAAATCTTACATAATTAACATATTCCGCAACTTCACTAACAAGGTCGTTAGGTGAAAATTTATTACCGGTTGTATATGTTAATTTTGAAGGGGTAACGACTAATGGGAATGTTACGTTTGGCGCAAAATTTTGGGGGTTATTAACAGTATAACCTGATATATTTATAAAACCACTAAACACACCTTGTACAAAGTTATTAATTATACTAGATGCTTCATCAAATGTTTTTTGATTAAATTTAATTTCCTCTAATGGTGACCCATAATTTGTTCCAACGGACAACTGTGTAATAGTATCTGATTTAAAATTTGCACTATTTACACTAACACTTGGAACCACATTATATAAACCAACAGAACCATTAAACGCTCCTTGAAGATTTTCTAAATTATCAATGTTCCATATAATCATTTTTTTAACAACTTTTACCTGTTCAACTAATCTTGTTACACCTTCAGGGTCTTTAGTTATTTTTTGTTGTGTAAAATTAGATAATTGAAGAAACGCTCTATTAACATTACCTAAAGGTAGTTGGTCTTTTACTAATCGTTTAGTTTTACCGGCTCTTATTAATACTTCATTTTCTTTAACAACCACATCAGCAGTTCCTCTACCTAACAACGCATTGTCACCTGGTTCAGGAAATACTCCTACACTACCTTGATTTCTATAAGCACCTACTTGGTTTTTAATTGAGATACCTTGAGCAATTCTATCACCTGATGCTAAGAATTTTTTAGCCCCTTGATAATTCTCAAATGGACTTATCATTGGAGATGAAAAAGGCCCTTGAACATAAAATTGATTAGTAAATGGGAAATCTTTATTAGAATAAATTATATGAACATATTCATCTTTAAGAGGTACTTGACTAACGTAAAAAGGTAATAATGATAAACAAATTAAAGGGTCTCTTGATGTCCACGGGTCAGTTTCTTCATTCCAATCTGGAATTGACGCAATAATATCTTGATAATTTTTAGTTTCAGGTATAACACGAAGTCTCCCTAACATCATAGGGTCTTGATTGTTAAGTACTATTCCGGGAAAAATTATTTGATTATTGACCATTTTTCTTTGTTCTTGACTGATACTCTTTTAATATTGTATTATAAGTTAATTCTAATTTATCTAAATGATGTGTTAAATTTATTAATGATTCTTTAGTTAACTTAAAATCTTCTTGAATAAAATCCATAGCAAACGATAAATCTTTGTTTGATGAATTTTTATAATCTTTAATTATATTTTTTGTTTTTTCGGATTTCTCAATATTATTCATAATTATAATTTTTTACCAAAAGCACTCGAAGGTACTGTTAAACCGGCTGGAGTTATAGTTAATGGGCCGATAGCAAGTTGAACTTTATTATTATCGGAATCTTCTCTTGCCATAGCCTTCATTTGTCCAAATTTACCTAAAATATCTAAATTAGGACTACCATCAGGTAATGCTCCCGTTGGGATACCGCTTTTTTGGAATTCTTCAATAGCCCCAACAAAAGCTCTTGATTCGGAATACCCGTCTAATAGTTGTGACGCGAATAATAATGGTAAAGGGATTTGACTACCAAAACCTAAACTACTTGTTATTAAATCTAATAGGGCCAGTAATTCATCAACGACACTTTTACACTTCCTCCAATCACTTATAAAAGAAGCAACAATTAACAATAACTGAATAAGTTTTAAAATCATTGAAATTCTTTTATCAATTTTTTCTTTAACAATATCACTTATAACTCTTTGAATTAATAATAAAATATCTCTTTTAATTAATTCAAATAATTCTTGAACAAATAATGCACCTATTTTAGAAATAAAATTTATTGCGAATTTTTTAAATTGTTTTACAAAATCAACAAATCCTTTTATTGCGTCGGTTGTTTCTTGACCTATAGCTTTTAACATTACGTATATTGGTAGTAATATTTTAGGTGTTAAAAATGCTCCCGCAATACCTTGAGCGATTAATTTAATAAAATTAAAATTTAGGGCCGCTTGAGCATTGGTTTGAATACCCGCACCCCATTGAGGGTTATCTGCTAATACTTGAGTTAAATTATCCGCAGCGTTTATAAAGTCACTATTATTATCAATTAAATTTAAATTATTAATTTGAGCGATAACTGCCGGATAATCAACAGGTAATAATATATTATCACACTCTTCTAATTCTATTACTTTATTTTTAATATTAGTTACTCTTTGGTCTATTTTTCTTAAATCAATATCAGTAAATTCAAAAAACGTTTCGTCAACACCATCAAGTTCAGGTACTTTAGCAATACCGCTAACATCAATTTCACTTCTATTATCAAAACATAATCCAAGAATTCGTTGAATTAATATATCAAATTTACTTTGGTCTTCAACTTGACCTACACCGGCACCAACACTCATTGATACTGCACCACTTAACGATTCCATTATTGACGCTATCATATTGGTTGGTTCGGTAATTTTAATTGTTTTATAATAATCAACTAGAAATGTCCCAACTTTATTAACACCATTAACTCTATCTGATAATGTAACTTTAAACCAAGGACCGGTTTCATTGTTTGCGTTTAAATTAACGTATTGGATATCAAATAAATCTTGACCTGATTGACCTATGTAATTTTGACCATTATCCACAGAATATGGTTGACCCGTTTGAATCAATTGATATAATTCTTTATTCATTGAAAATGGATAATTCTGAACTAATATTGGGTCTTTTTCATATAAAGGTTTACCTTCAGTTTTCGGGTCTAAAGTTAAAATATTTAATAAATCAACTGATTTTACTTTAATATAATATGTAGAACTACCATTATATTCTTGTTGTTGGTCACAACCAACCGCGTTTATTGATTCTTCTAAAGCTATTTGAGAAAGTTTAGGTTCAATATTTTTAAGAGCGGTGATTAATAATCTTTTAATATAACTTGGAGAACCGCTCCCTTTTCCTCCGGTAGTGTTTGCTAAATCTAAAAGTTGTTCAAATTGATTTTTTATTTCTTTTTGATAACGTTTAGTTTGTTCCTTGATTTTACCAAGTTGACCTGTAACAGCGGCTTTTTTCTGTTCAAAAGCTTCACCGGCTTGTTTTCTAGTATCATCATATTGAGTTTTTAACTCATTATAATTTCTGGTAGCAGTAACCTTGTCTTGTATTTTTTTATAATCAACACCTAAATCTAATGACGCCATAACAAATTATTTTTTCATTTTATAAGAACCCTCTGATTTAGACGCGTCTTTCTCAATTAAAGTTTTAAGCATTGCGTCGTCAACTCCTAAATCAGTAATAGAAAATCCTCCACCATCATCATTGTTGTTTGTTTTTTCCCACATACTTGATTGTAGTTTAGATAGGGTTAATTTTTTTTCAACACAATCATTAATAATTTTTTGTTGTTTTTCAATCACCGGACCAATTAAAGTCATATCTTCAGGACCTTTCATCATTGTTAACATTTTGTTTTGAATTCTAATAGCAGTACTTCTTTGTTCCACAAGTTCATTGTAGATTTCCTGCATCAATGATAACATTGATTCTTTACTTAAATTAATTTCTTTTTTTGTCGGTCTTGCCATAATTATAAATATTTAATTTATTATTTTTTAATTAACCATCTGTTGAATCAATGAGTAATACATATTTTTGTATTTTCTCATTGAACCCCTAATTTCTTTAGTTGAAAGATTGGTCATTTCTCTTAAAGACAATAAAATAATATTTTTATTAAACTTGTTATTATCGTTACCAATAAATATCGAGTCATAATTTTCAAAAATGTCGTAAAGTGCGTGTCCTAATTTAATTTCATTTTCTGATAAATTTTCTTCTTTAATGAATCTGTCTAATTCAATTAAAAAGTGTTTAATTACTTTTTCAGAATCTAGTCCGTCATTTTCTATGTAATAGGAAAAATTTTCATTATTCTCCAAATTAGTTGAAATATCTTCATAAGATATTTTTCTATTTGTTTCTTTTTGGTCTTTAATGATTTGACCCATTAAATAGTTTTTACATATTGTACCAAAATAAGAATAAGCCTTCTTTTCTCTAGAAGGTTTAAACTTATCTATCTTTGTCATTAAAAACGAGTGAGTATCTACATGTATATCAGTGAAATCCATGTCTTTTCTATATAATTTGTATCTTCGTATGATTGAAGATATCATTTTGTCTAAAGGTTTTTTTAAAAACTCATTGTATATTTTATTTTTTTCTTCGTAAGACGTGGACTCTAAAAATCTTATTACCGCCATTTCTTCTCGGACATCAAAATAATTTAATTGGGTTGGTTTTCTACCTTTCTTTTTTAACTCAACATTTGTATCCCCTGTTAAATTAATATTTTCAGTCATTAAACTTCTTGAGATTCAAATTTTATCGCTCTGTCATTAATGAAAAAATATTCTTTTTTTGCGGACTCAATCCAAAATTTAACTTCTTCCGGAGTTAAGACATCTCTACCATTTTTGTAATTCCAAAAGATTGACCCATCTCTTAAATTAGTATGTTTATAACCAATTCTTGGGATAGACATAATGTTAATTGAATTATGTGTTAATCGTAAAAATAATTCATACCCAAACGTTAATTTAAACGAAGGTTTGATTAATCCATAATCAACAAATTTTGATTTTTTGATTACCATTCCTGATGATTGGAAGTTTTGATAATCTAATAAAGTATCGTGAGTTAATACACCCATTTCCGGAGTAAAGTTTGCCGCGAAAGTTGCTTCATTAGTAAACCCGGCAAATTTACCTTGTTGGTCTGTATCAACAACGATTGGTAAAAACGCATCCATATTAGGGTATGCTTTTGAGTAGATGTCAACATTCTTAAACCATATGTTAGAATATTCATCATCAAATTCAAATAATGAAACCCATTCAGATTTTGAATTTCTAACACCGTGATTAACTTGTGCCGCGTAATTAGGTTCTTTTTCCCATTCTAATTTAACTACATTTAAGTCACCAAAATCGTAATCTTTTAAAAGTTCAACTAAAGGTATTTCATTTGTGTGAACAATAACTAATTCATTAATTTTTAATTTTTGATTATTTAATGATTCAATACATTTCTTAAAGTAATCTTCAAAAAATGGTGCGGTTGCCGATTTAATCGGTAATATAACTGATACGTCAAAGTAATTTTCCATATTATTCTTCTATTGTTTGTAGTTTATTTAATTGTTCTTCAAATGATTCCAATCTTTTAGTTAGATATCCTTCAAATAAGTTTAATGAAATTTTTTCAAAATCTTCTTTAGTACTTAAATTTTCTGCAGTTTTAATAATTTCAGTTTCTAAATTTTCATTAATACTGTCTTCCAACCAATTTTGTAAAAAGTCCGCGACAAAATCAACCATTTGGATTTTATTGTTAACCCAAACACCATTGTCTTCATTCATCCATTCAGGAACTAAATTTGGTACTAAACCAACTACAGGTATTTTACATTTCATAGATTCCAATGGGAATGTACCATAAGAGCTTGTTTCATCAATCCAAACAGATAAGAAACAATCTTTCATAGCACTTGCAAACTCATCAATAGATAGTCCTCTCATGTCTCTAAAAGTTATCCATCTGTATTGAGGAAATTTAATGTAAAAACTTTTAATCATGTTAAGGGCTTCTCTTTGTTCTCTAGCATGAATTGCAATAATAGGTTTTGATGGTAAAGTATGTGGTTTAAATTTATCAGAAATAAATGGTTTTAAAACATCTATCGAAATACCTCTCATAATATTCTCGATATATTCTTTTTGAGCTTCAGAAGTTGTTATACATTTATAAAACCCTAATTGTGACCATGTCTGGCCTGGTTGTAATGTTTCCAAGATATGGTCATGGGCTTGAGACAATACAATTTTACCACAAGGTAATTTTGAAATTTGACTCATCACAAACCCGTATAATTCAGGGATAACAATTAAATCTTCAGGTGCAATTTCTAAATTTTGGCCTTCAATTGTTTTATGTGGTAATGTCATATAATCCTCACCTAACCATTCACCAACTCCAGTATAATCAGGTGTTTCGTGTAAGATAATTGGGTTGTATCCATTTTTTAATAATGCCATACCTAACTCGTATATGTAAGCGACTGAAGCTTTTGCATTACCTTTAGTGTCTTGAACTAAAAGATAAATCCTTGACTTTTTATCTTTCATGTTTTGAATCGACTGTTCTAATTTTGTAATTTGTTCTTGTGTCATGTTTATTATATTTTATTTATTAATTTTTTATACAATAGAGTATTAAACGCTAGTTTAAATGGGATTGATAAGTTGTTAGTACCTTTAGCCCCTAATTGCTCATCAATTTCTTCAGGTTCATCCATAACTATCTCTAACATTAATTTAATTGTTTCGTATTTAATTATACTTATGGTAGTCCCTTCAGTGTCACCTGACGTGACGGTTTTTTTTGCTTTTATTTGAACATAATCGTCAATTTTATCCAAATCTACATAATAGTTTTCTCCTAATACTTTTAACATTCTAAAATTTGTTTTAATTTATCATCCAATTCTTTTATAGATTTTATAGAATGGATTGTGGTAATATTCTCATTATAATCCGTTTCATATTTTATTAATATTTTATCTGACGGATAATCCAATAATAAGGCTGGATTGGATGTAAGTAAAATATCTAATTCATCCCACATTGAATTAATTGTTGAATTACTATAAAATTTTACTTTTTCTAATTGACATCCAAATTTTGATAAAAAGAATAATGATGCGGGTTTTGATTTTCCTATTTCATCCGAAACAATTAATAAATCGTGATTATCTCTTAAAGATATATAAATTTCGTTTAAATCAATAAATGTATTATATTCTGAGGATTGTGCGTGACCAAAAATTTCCATAGCAAATTCTTCATATAAAAATGAATATAATTCATCATCATCCGGAAATGAAAAATGGTCGTTTAATGTTAAACTATTTATCGGGTAGGTCATTTTATATTCAAATGACTCGTCGTCTTCAATACCATCAGTTTTATCGATTAAAAATTTCTGATAAGTTTGTTCAATTTTTCCTAAAGTATCTCTTAACACTCCATTAATTTCTATACCAATTCTCATATCAACAAAAGTTATATAAAAAAAAAGATAAGTAAACTAAATTGTGTTTACCTATCTTTTATAATAAAATATATTAAAATTAGTTTTCTTCGTACTTGTCTAATATTCTACTAATCAACGGATTTCTAACGATATCTTTTTTATCTTTAAATTCAAAAATTGATATATATTCACTATCTCTAAATTTTTCAATTGCGTCCCATAAACCACTATGAGTTTTATTTTTATATTTGTCTGATTGTTCTACATCACCGGATATAAAGAATTTACTGTTAAACCCAATTCTAGTTAAAAGTAATTTCATTTGACTTGGGGTGGCATTTTGACCCTCTTCAAAAATTAAAATAGAATTATCAATGTTCATACCTCTCATAAATGCCAAGGCAAATACTTCAATAACATCGATTTCTTTTAATTTTTCTCTAGATTCTTTCCCAATAATTTTATTTAATAAATAATATGATGGGAAAATGTATGGGTCTAATTTTTCTTCAACATTACCTGGTAGTGAACCTAATTTTTCTTCAGCTTCAACAGCGGGTCTAACAATAATAATTTTTTCATATGGTGTTTCAGGGTCAGCGAGTAAGTCAATCGCGGCTTTCATTGTAATATAACTTTTACCAACACCCGCAGGTCCGGAACAAACAGTGATTTCACTGTCAATTAAAGTATCATAATATTTTTTTTGATTGTTGGTTAAAAACTTTTCTTTAGTTTTTCTTTTAATAATTTGGTTAATTAATTCTTTCTTATTAACCGGTTTACTTGTAGTTTCCGGAGTAGGGGTAGGTTTAGCGTTCTTTGATTTGCTGTATGTAGCCATTTAAATTATTTTAGTTGTTTAGTTAATAAAATCTCCTTTACCTGTTCGTGCTCTAACACCTAATTGATTTGCAAACCAACCTTTATATTGTCCGTAGCAGTTAGTAAAATGACATAGTCCTATTTTTTTATATAATTTTTCAAAAACATTTCTATCTAAATCTTTTGTATGTGGATAAGGGTACCATAAATTTGTTTGTGTAAAAGCGTTTTTTCTAAAAGATACTTGAGAACTATCAACTCTACACGATGGTTGAATTGGTGATGTGTAATCATTTAAATTTGATGTGTTAAATGTTCTATCGCTTGGTACATCGGTTGATTCTGAATAATGTTGTTTTTCGGGATTGAAGAATTTAACATGAGAATACCCCCACATTTTATCAGGGTTTTCGGTATAAAATTTATTAAGGTTTTCCATACAATCCGGAAACAATGCGTCGTCATCACATATTAGTATAATGATATCAGCATCTGTGGTTTGTATTGCGTCGTTAACGTACTTTCCAAATATTGACCCACCTATTTTAATTTTCTCATCATCTGACATTAATATTGGTGAGTATGTTATTTTAGAAGGTGTAAACCCGTAGTTTATAAAAGTTTCTTTAAAAGAATCGTCACCGGAATCATCAACGAATGTTAAATGCCAATTATCATATGTAGATTTTAATATAGATTCTAACGCGTTTAAGACAATTTTGGGTCTTTTATAATAAGCGATTATTAGTTCAAATTTTAAATTATTCATATTTATTTTTTATTATTTTATAAATGTACCTATTTTTTTTCTAACTCTAACCCCTAATTGATTTGCGAACCAACCTTTATATTGTCCATAACAATTTGTGAACTCACATAATCCCCAAACCTTAAACATATTACGAAAAACGTGGGCATCTAAACTTACGGTATACGGATGTGGATACCAAACATTACCATCAGTAAATGCGGTTTTTCTAAAAGAAATTTGAGAACTATCAATTTTATTAACTGGCATTATTGGGATTGTTAAAGCATTTAAATCTGAAAATCCTAAAGATGAGTCTCCGTTAGTTTTGGTTGATTGGGTATAATGTTCAATTTCAGGGTTATAAAATTCAACATGACAATACCCCCACATTTTATCAGGATTTTTAGTATAAAATTTATTAAGATTTTCCATATAATCAGGAAATATTGCGTCATCATCACATATTAATATAATAATATCGGCATCGGTATTTTGGATAGCGTCGTTAACGTACTTACCAAATATTGAACCTCCTATATTATTTTTTTCGTCATCAGACATTAATATTGGGGAATATGTTATTTTAGAAGAATCAAAACCATAATTTAAAAAGGTCTCTTTAAAAGAATCGTCACCGGAATCATCAACAAATGTTAGATGCCAATTGTCATATGTGGATTTTAATATAGATTCTAAAGCATTTAAAACAATTTTAGGTCTTTTATAGTAAGCTATAATAAGTTCAAATTTTAAATTATTCATATTCATTTTTTAATATTGACATAATAATGGAATCAACCCATTGATTATTTTTATAAACTTCTTGACGTTTAACACCTTCGGTTACAAACCCAAGTTTATTATATAAATTTAAAGCAATTATGTTATTAGACAATACTTCTAAACTTATTTTATTCAAATTATAGGTTTCAAACAAAAAAGGTATAAATTTTTCATAAGATAATTTACCCAAACCTTTACCTTTAAATTTTGGTGAAATGTCGGCACCAATGTAAATATTTTTATTCACATCAGAATAGTTGGATAGTCTAAAATACCCAATTCTTTCATCGTCTAACGTAATAATGTAAAAGTCCGGATTATATTTATGGAACCATTGTTTGGTTTCTTCTAATGTGAATTGTCTACTATCATGTAAAAATTCTTCGCAATATTCGTTTCTTACATCGTTTAAGAATTGTAAGTCGTCTTCTTCTAATTTTTTAAATTTTATCATTATTCTAAAATTGGTTTTATTAATTCTTCACCGGTTTTATTCCCATAAACAACAATACTATTATTGAAATCTAAAAATTTTGAACAATATTTTTCACTGATGTCAACACACTTTAAATTTTTAAAATTATTTAAAAAGTTAACTTGGTTAATTTCGGCACTTCTATAATCATAACTATTAGTGAGCACAAATAATTCTTTGGTATTATTATAATAATCTTTTATTATGTTATAAGTTATGAAACCATTTGAAATTGCCGCATGATTATTCATAAATAATTGACAAACATATATAACATCGGAATTAAAAAATTCTATAAATTTTTTATGAAAATTATCATTACAAGGTATGTAATCATCTTCACAAAGAAATGCGTGTAACGATGGGGTATTTAAATTTATTTGATGAATTAATGATTCATTCCACCCACCATAAGAATAATTTGAATTATCCCTTCCTATGATAATAATTTTATCTGAGAAGGGATATTCATTTTTAATATTTGTAACGGATTTTAAATCGTCATCATTTGAATTATTAATAACTAAAATTACGTTATTAATGTCGTTTAAAACTGTTTCATTATTTTTTATAAAATCTAAATGTTTTTTAACAAAAAAATATCTATCAGATAATAATAATGAATTGGTTGTTCTAACTCTTCTTTCTCCAAAATAAAAACAAACAATGTAATCAAACATTTTTTTAACTTATTTTAAAATATTGCTCAAACCATAATGGGTGAAAGTTTATGTCTTTATCAAACACCTTTTTCCAGTTATCGTACAATGGATATTTATTATATTCCATATCTAAATCTTTATATCTTTGTTGATTATAAAAATTATCTGACAACTGATTAATTTTTTTATAATAATTTGTCACTTGTTCAATATTCATTTCTTGAAATGACGCTATGTTAATAAATAAATCAAAACACTTATCTTCAAAATCTTCTAACTTATTTGGTGTATAAAAATTTATACCCGGATTTTTTAACAGTAATTTTTTGGTTGTAAAATTATTTTGTTTAGTTTCTAAATACTTAAATACTTTAATGTGTTTAACATTATTATACAAATAATCAGACGATATTAATAAAGTGTGCGGGATATCAAATATGTTATAAGATATTTTATTATTAATTTGTGTTAAATAATAACCTACTCGACCCCATCCAGCACCTACTTCACAAATAGTTACAGGTTTGTTTAATAAATCAGGATTACATTCCAAGATAGTCATAATCGTATCTAAAGAAATTAAATAATCCCAATTAATTAATTTATTTTCTCTATCTTTAGGTCTACCATCTATTTTTTCAGATGGGTTATAATCTAAATTAGAATTACCTGATGGTAAAGCGGTTGTTAGAGTTAATATATTGTACTTATCTTTTAATTTCAAATAACTATAGTAACTCCATACAGCAGACTGAAATGACAATCCTGGAATATCATGTATAAAAGAAAATAAATTATTATACCTTATTTGGTTTTGAACATTATTAATACCAATTTCATTGAAAAATATCTCAAATTGGTTTGATAAACTTTCCCAACACACACTACTAGGTTTATATTCTGAAATTTTGGAGTTATTTAAATCCAAAATCATTTCATTCAAAAGATTTCTTTGTTCTGAATTAATCATATTACCAACCTTTTTTAATACAATCAACAATGTATTGTCTATCTTCATCTGTAACCCACCATCCAACAGGTATTGAAACAACTTTCCCAATAATTCTATCTAAAGTAGGTAATGATGATTTATAATCAGAAACACAAGTGTGTTTATCATTTCTTTCGTGAACTTGAGAAACTACAATACCACAATCTTTCATGTGTTTATAAAAACCGTCTCTATTTTCAACTAACATACTATAAATCCAAAATGCTGATTCATGACCCTCATGTCTAGTTAATGTTGTTAATCCCGGAATATTTTGTAGATTTTCATCATAAAATTTTGCGTTAGATTGATGTCTACCAACAATTTCCTCTGCGTGTTTTAAATTTTCCATACCAACTGTTGCACAAACATCATTCATATGAAATTTAAAACCCCACTCTTGAATATCCGCCTCACATCTAAAATCTTTTCTGTTTGAATTTCTGTCGATACCGTACCATCTTAATAATTTCGCTCTATCATATAATTCTTGGTGAGGTAATAATAATAAACCACCATCAATGGATGTGATATGTTTAATAGCTTGTAAACTATACATAGTCATATTACCATGGTTACCAATATATTTGCCTTTATATTTAGAACCAAATGAGTGAGCACCATCTTCAATAACCGCCGGTTTAAACCCATATAACTCAAAACATTTATTTTGAATTTCTTTAATTCTATCTAAATCATTTGGATAACCACCCCAGTGTACTAACATAATGGCTTTGGTTTTTGGACTTATTTTTCTTGACAAGTCATCTAAATCCATATTTAATGTTGTTGGGTCAACATCTACCCATTTAATATTTAAATTGTTTGCTAAAATTGGAAAATTTGACGCTGTACACGTTAATGATGTTGCTAATACCTCATCACCATCTTCTAATCCTGGCCATTTACCTGAAGATTTTTTTAATAAATCTAAAGCTAAATGAAGTCCGCTAGTACCGGAGTTTAATGTTACAATGTAATCTTTCATAAAGAAATCTTGTAATTTAGATTCAAATTGTTCAACCTTTTCACCTTGACCAATATATCCACTGTTTAATACTTTGGCAACTTCAGGTGCTGCGTTTTCAGACATAAAAACTTTGAACAGTTGTATTGTTTCTCTTTTCATTTTTAATTATTTTTTTTTTGTTTATTTTATTATTTGTATATGAGTTTTTAACTTATCATAATTGTTAATAACAAATGGTTTTAATATATTGTTATAATCATTAAATTGTTTTTTAGATTTTTCATCATCGTTATTTCTTGTTTGACTTTCATAATGATAAGAAACTAAATTACTATTACAATAGTTATCTAAACCCAACATTAAACACTTTAAATTCAATTCAACATCTTCAAAACAAGTGGTGTAATTTTCATTAAAATAACCACATTTAATAAATACCTCTTTTTTAATGATAAGTAATGCTGCCGTAGAACCTAATATTTTTCTGTTATTATTTGAAAAATTGTAATAACTATTTAATCCGTGATGAGATATTAATAAATTTTGTTTACTATCAAATAAACAAATGACACCGTCATGTTGGATGGTATTGTCTTCAAAATGTAATCTACATCCAATCGTACCAACTTTAGGTGTTGTTTTAAAAATGTTTAACATTCCATAAATTACATTATTCAATAATTTAATATCATTATTACAGAATAATAAAAATTCGTATTCATCAGTTACGTGATTTTTAACAACATCATTATTAATTTTTGCAAAATTATAATAATCATATTCAATTAATTTTATGTTATTATAATCTTTTATATTACTTTTTAATGTTTCTTTTTCGTCATCTGTTGAACCGGTATCAGCAATGAAAATGTCAAATAATTCAGAGTTACAATGAATGTAAAATGAATCAACACATTCTTTCAACATTTCAATATTTCCTTTGGTTGGGATGATAACGGCTACTTTACCAATATTTTTAATTGGTTTTTCTTTTATTTCCGGAATGTAAATTTTTTCAGGTTTTAAATCTAATGGTAAAACGTGTTTCCATTTCTCCACAAATTTTTCTTTGGTTTCGTAAAACTCCTGATTTGGTCTTCCGATTGATTGATGAATAATTTCAAAAGATGATGTGACACCAATCTTAACTCCGTCTAAATAATTTGGTAAACAAAATAAATGGTCATAAAAGTGAAATCTACCAATACTTTCATCAAACGTATGTTTTATTTTTGTCTTATTAAATGATAAAAATAAACCGTCTATTGAAACTACGGGAACAATTATTGGTAATTTTGGGGAATATTTACTTAACCACTTATCTTTATCAGGTTGATGGTAAACTTGTCCCACCATAGTTTGTTGCATTTTTTCCCAAAACACCCCTGATTCAGGAAAATATGATGTACCTGCTTTTCCAATAATACTATATTCAGGATTATCAGAGTAATCTTTTAAAAGTTTTTTACCCCACCCATTTTCTAATTTTATATCATTATGGCAACAAACCACAATATCAAAATTTGAATGAGATATACCTTTATTATAAATCTCACTCAAACTAAATTCATTATTGTTTTTATATTCCAAAATTTGAACATCTTTTAGACCAACAGTTTGTAACAAATGTTGTTTAAATTTGTTATTAAATTGTTCATCTTTATGTGTTGAATATATTATTGTTATCATAAATTTTATCTGTTAGTCATTTAAAACACATCTATCATTATAATTGTAAAATTCGTTAAAATCTGTGTTTATTTGTTTTCTCCAATTAACATCACCTCTTATTAATTTTTCTTTGAATTCTTCTTCACTTCTAGCCCAAATATGTTTTATCCACACATAATCACTAGTATGTTCTCCTATTGGGGAAAAAACAATTCTACCTAATTCATCAATATATTTACCGTTAAGTAAACTAGCAAAATGGGGTTGACCAAAACTTACAACTTTTTTAGGGGTTAATAAACTTTTTATATGACCATCTTCATAATATTGGGTATACATTTCAATAGATTGTCTTTCTGTGAAATAAGGAGATTGTTTACCATATAATCTCCAATAGATTGCAAATCCATCAAAATCACCATATAAAGATTTAAAATGATTAATGTCTGACTTAATGTTCATACTTTTTGAAAAATAAAACTCATCAGTATCAAAAAATCCTATAAAATCAAATGATAGATTTTTTTGACAACAATCTAAATATGCGTTATTTTGAGAACCAAATAACTCATTATCCCATAAAATAACTTCAACATCATTATCGTCAATTTTAATTGGTGTTGAAGAATTGTTATCATAAATAAAAAATTTATCAACACCTAATTTACGATAATGTTCTAACCATTCATCCAAATATTGGGTTTCGTTTTTAATTATTAAACAAATACCTACATTTACATTATTTATTTCCATTTTAAATTCCTGTTGACCCAAATCCGTTATTACCTCTTTCTTTATCAATTACTTCTTTTCTTTGGTCCAAATGAACCCAACCCCCATTTACAACGGGACATAATACCGCTTGGCCAAATTTCATTCCTTTATGGATAGTTACGGGGTGATGGTTGGTGTTAAATATAATACCTTTAACTTCACCTGTATAACCATTATCAACAGTCCCCGGTGAGTTTAAAACCATAAGTCCTTGATTGATTGCTAATCCACTTTTAGTTCTTACTTGAAGTTCATATCCGTCTTTAATATCAAATGATAATCCACTTGGGACTAATGCTCTACCAAAAGGTTCAATTGTAACCTCTTCAATAGAGTGTAGGTCAAACCCTGAATCACTATCATAATTATATTTTGGTGTTACTGCGTCAGGATGAAGTTTTACAAACCCTAATGGAAGCCTAGTTCTTGAATTCATCATATCGTCTTCAAGTTGCTTTAAATCCAAACCAAACTCACTCATTATGTCCTCATAACTTAAATCATCTAAATCAATATTTGCCAATTTTTTTAATTCCTCGGCTTTGTTTTTTAAGAAATCTAAATCTTCGTTTAACATTATTCTAAATTTTTTAATTTTTTTATTAAATCAATCAATACTAGTACATCACGTTCACAGTATGCTGATATCTCTTCTAACATATTTTTATTCCAATATGCGTCGTGTACTTTATCTCCGGTAACATCACCTTCTTTTGGTGAAGGAACTTCCATTGATGTACACATTAAATCTAATGAACCAATTGCGGTGTATGCTCCGTATTGCCAAATTTCTCTGGTATCAATTGCTTTTATTTCCCACGGTTTTGTATCATAAGATGGTAGAATCGATGGGGGTAATAATCCATTGATTATCATTCTTTTGGCGGTCATTGGAATATCAAAGTTTTTTAAATTATGACCACATAGGAAAAAATCTAATTTTCCACAACGTTCTAATAAATTTTGACATTCTTTTAGTAACACTTTTTCGTCATCCCCTGAAAACGTTTGTTTTTTAATCTCGCCATTTTCCATTACAAAGGCGACACTCATACAAACAATTTTTGCAAATTCAGGAACTAATGCGGTTCTTGTTGAAAATACTTTATTCTTTTGGTCTGATTCAATTTCCTTGTCTTCAGGGAAACGTTTTAAAAACCAATCATAATATTTGTCAAATTGTTTTGCCAATTCAGGTCTTTTTTCTAAACAAGTGTCGTAATCTTTTTCAATTCCAACTGTTTCAATATCTAAAAATAATATTTTAGTTAATGGTGTTTTAATCATTTGATTCTAAATTTTTAATAATATCCGGATTTTGTATGATTGTTTGTCTTGTAATTAAATCTTTAATTTTAGTTGTTGACCAATTGTGAGACCTTGTTGTATAAATTACTTTAATAGGTAAATGGTCTCCGGTAAATCTTTTTCCAATATAATCATCGCCTAAAATTCTAACGTCAGGTTTGTAAAATTCCATTAATTGAATCAAATCTTCTTCAGTTTGATATGTGACCACTTCATCAACATATTTAATTGACATTAATGTTTTATATCGTTCATATAAAGGAACGACAGGTTTATATTTTGTGAATCTAGTTTCAGATGGGTCTCTTTGTAAAAAAACCATAAAATAATCACAATGACGTTTAGCTTCTTCAAATGTATAGATATATCCCGGATGAAGTAAGTCAAAATTACCTGCGGTAAAACCGATTGTTTTTTTTGTATTCATTTTTATTTAATTAAACTTTTATAAAATTCCGCTCTTGTAACTGTAACCTTATTAAGGTCATATTTGTCTTTTACGGTGTTATATAATCTCTCACCTAATTCGGTTATCATTTCAGGGTTTTGAACTAATTTTTTAATTGATTTTGACCAATCACTATGGTTTCTTGATTCAGGTATTAAAATTGCATTACCATTATCGTTAAACTCACCATTTTTTAAACAATGAACCAAATCTATGGTGTATGGTCCAATCTCTGAAGCAATTAATGCTTTTTTATAAAATCCTGCTTCAATTACTTTTAATTGAGATTTCATTCTATTAAAAATGTGGTTTTTAATTGGTGCTAAAGATATATCAAATTTTGAATAATTCATGGCGTAAGAGTTAACAGGTTTTGTCCAAACTCTAACGTAAGGTAATTCTTTATCTGAAATATAGTTTTCGTCTTTAAATTCCTTTAAAAATTTAACATAATTTTCGTCTAACGTTTTATAATTATTTGTGAAAATTCCCTCATAATTAACCCACACTGTTTCGTGAGGTAAAATATCTCTTTTCTTTTGTTCTCCGGTTGTTGGATTAATTTCAGTTACAGAACCTCTTGTATCGAACCCACAAATTACATATTGTAATTTATCGTTGATGTCTTGATTCTTTTGAACAAACGCGTCTAATAAACCTAAATCGTGTAAGTGAGATGAACCTCCTAACCAACCAATTCTAATTTTATCTGATGGTGGTGTCACTTGATTAAATTGAGGTTCTTTAGGGTCGATTGCATTTGGTAACACCAACACATTCTTATTTAGTTTACGAATTTCATTTGCAAATATATCCGTTGTTGTTGTTACCCAATCAGCTTCTTTTAAATTTGCTACAATTTTTTCGTGAATTTTGTTTTGTACAATAATACTGTGGATTGGGTGGTCAACAGTAGGTAACCAATAATCATCAATATCAATAATAACAACTTTACCAATCGACTTTAAATACTTAATGATTGATGGTGTTTGGTCGTAATGACTGCCGATGTTTCGGTGTACGTGGATAATTTGGTATTTATCCCAATATTTGATATCGTTTATTTTTGGTTCATAATCAATCTCAACGTGAAAATCGTCAGGATATAGATTTTGTAAAAATACGTGAGGGTCAATAGACCTGAATTTCCCAACACCGGTTTTGTCTGATGGGAGAACTAAAACATTAATTTTTTCTTTCATAGTTTAATATTATCACAGAAAGTATAATTAAAGAGTATTATAATATCAACTATTAAGAAATAAAAAACCCCCAAGTTTCCTTGAGGGTTTAGTTTTTAGAGTAAATAAAGTTTAAGATATTTTTTTAATCTTAGTAACCTTACCCTCAAATATATGCTTTCCTACTTTAAAAGAAAATAGTTCGTTATTTGATTTTTGTGTTGATTCAGCTAAAATCCCATTTTCTAGTAATACTTCTTCTACAACTTCTTTTAACATATCTCTTAATTGTTTGTTATTAAAGTTAGATTGAGGTTGAGATTGTTCTTGAACTCTTTGTTTTGGTTGGCTTACTTGATTACCTCTGGCATCTGCATTCATTAATCTTGCCGCCTTATCAATTAAATCATTGGATAGAGTAGGTCCACCCATACCTGCCGGTTGAGCTATTGGGTGTTCAATCATTAATCGTTTAATCTCATCCGGTAATTTTGAAGCCATAACTCTATCTTGAGTCATTGGTTGGCTAACTGTTTGTACCGGTACAGAGGCTTCTTGTAACATATCTTGAGGTAAGTTATAAGTTGCCGGAGGAGCATTGTATGTTGCTACTTCAGGTGTACCATACGTATCTATAGATGGTAGACCACCTCTTGGGGTTTGATTATGTTTTTCCATGATTTGTTTGGAAATCATAAGTTTTTGAATTAAATCATTTTCGTTTGTCATATTATTTTTTAATTAAACTTTGAGATTGTTGTATTAGTTCTGAAACTTTTGGTCTTAAATCATTTTTCTCTTGATTGGATAAATTTCTACGAATCTTATCTTCAATACCGGAATATATTCTTTTATATGATTCTGCGGCTTTAGATAAATCAACACCTTCTAATGAATCGGCACCATCTTTTTCAATGATATTGTTAATCATATCATTAACTGTGGTGATAATTACATCATCAATTACATCATTAACTTCAACTTCAGTTTCTGGTGTAGTTGGTTCAGGTGCTTGTTGTGGTGTGACTTCAGAAAAATCGGCATTAATAATAACACGATTCATACTTTTATCACCATTTGGATTGTAGTTTGGTTTTGGTTCGTTAAATGTTTCACCCGTTGGTTTAAAAGAGAATATTTTGTCAGCTCTAAAAAGTCTCCATCCCGGTAAAGGTTGTTCTCCTAAATACGCGGTATGAGAAGCTCCTTGAGAGTCCCACGCTCTTACAACAGGATTATCAGCTTTTGAATAACCAAAACAAACCGGTTCAATTAAACGTAATCCACGTCCACCTGGTTCATCCCCATCATAGTAAATTATAATCTTATCTCGTTTTTTTATAGCGTCGACTATAGAGTCAACAGACGCTATTTCTAAAATAAGTGATTTAAATGTGTTGTAAAGTTTCATTATGCACTTGGTGTTGTGTATGGTTTTACTTCTTTGTATTTATTAACAACTATTTCAGATTTTCTTTCCATAATGTCTTGTATTGCCCCCGCACCTTGATTATAAACATCTAAAAATCCACCAGTACCTTTACCTTGCTCATCACCATCGGCTAAAGCGTCAGGGTTAACGGCTGAGTATTGATTTGTGATTTTAAAGTCATTCTTTGGGAATAACATTTTTCTTTGCATATCCGCAATTGCTGATAATTCATTTTCGGGTTGTGCGAAATCTAAAGGTTCTAAATTTGCCATATTAAATTATTTTTTTTATTAATTCGTTTATTCTTTTTAAACTTTCTGTGATATCTTTGTTAATATTACCGGTGGTTGAACTATGACTTTTACTTTGTCTATTCATTGTATTTAAATTATCTTTAGTGTGAGTTTGTATAAATTGATTTGGTAAAACTTCAGATTTTGATTTCTTACCCATATATACATTATTTCTCATTCCACCTAATGTGTCGTTAACCCAATTTTTTACATAGTGTCCACCATTCAAAATAAAAGGTAAATCATTTTCAAGACCATTAAAATTATCAAACCAATTTTTCATTCGTTTTAATTGTTGATAAGTGGTTTCACGACTATCTCTTAATTCTTGATTTCTTTTAAATCCTTCAATGGTTGAATCATCTGTGTTTGCAGAATCAAAGCATTGTTGTAAATATTCTACAACATCTTCAGGTAATTGAACGGTATTTCCATATAAATCTTTATTCATTAGATTTTAACGCTTTGATTAACATATTGATACTGATACCTTCTTTATCAGCAATTTTTTTAATTGATTGAATATTTTTTAATAATATTTTACTTATTCCTTTATCTTTTACTACATCAGAATTATTTGATGATTTTTTGGTTAACATATCCTCAACCATTTTAATCATTTTTTTTCTTTGTTGTTCTTCAATACTATCTTTTTCAGATAATCTTTGTTTTAATTCACCATCTTCTCTTTTTTGTTTTGGTAATTTACCAAATTGTTTCGCTCTTTCAATCGCATTCTCAACACCCATTTCTTTAAGTGTTTTAACCGTATCTTTAAAATCCATATCTTTGGTTTCTTCATACCCAAATGCTTCAGAATAATCAACCTCATTAATAACTTCATCAGAACCTTCTTCACTTTCACCATAATAAACTCTATAACCTCTTGTTACCGGGTCATTCGTAATTCTTGCCATAGCAACAGTTTGGTCAGTAGTTTTGTGTGGTGTTAAAGTTTGATTAAGAAATGGTATTTTTGAACTTAACATTGTTCCATCAGAATCAACTAATTCATCAATTTCTTTTTTAGGTTTAATACTTTTTAACTTTTTGGTTAATGCGTCTTTGGAAACTTTTGTTTTAGATTTTAAAACATTTCCAACAATATTTTTAACTTTTTTAGAATCTTTTTTATCGAAGTCAATTCTCTCATCATTCTTTCGAGATTCAGTTAAAGTATCCGCAATAGAATAATATAAGGAGATTTTGTCCGCTCTCTCTTTCAAAAAGAAGTAATAATTATTACTATAGTACTCTGTATTAAAATTTATCATATAACTTTTTCATATAAATACTTCGTTTTAATGTATTTATCATAAAAAAGATGGCACAACAAAATATAAATCAATACGTCTATCCAAATTGGGGTCTAAATTTTGCTTTAGAATCCTACGATATGTCTTTAACATCAGATGAGAGAGGATACAATCAAGAGGTTGTTTTCTCCCCATATTTGATTGCTCAGACCTATGGTAATAGATTACCATTTTATTTTGACATTAATAATCCATTAAGTGTTCAAGATTTAACATTAACATATAAGGACTACAATAGAAATAATATTTTTGTTTCTCAAAATTTTTACAATCCTAAAGAATTAGATATAACATGTTTTAAATCACATACTTCTTGTGATATTGGATTGACCGGTATTGATAATGGTTTGGTTACTAAAATGACCGGAGAAACTATTACATTTACCGAAGGGTTATTTTCTGATGACTTAAAGTTTAATAGAATGTATTTTGATAGAAGATTGAAATTGTTCCAAGTAACCGGAAACACTCAATCACCTAATGTTAGATTTTCCGGATTTAATAAAACTGTTTTATATGAAGTTGTAAGTAAATATAGTCCTTATGAAGGAAGATACCACGAATTATACGGTGGATTCTATCAAGGGTTTTATAAATTATTTGGTTATGATTACGAAATATTTCCTGAAAGAATGAATAGAGGGTGGTCTGTTGAAATGTTGTTAAAACCAAGATTGTTTAATGAATATATTCCAACATCAGGTGAAACAACATTAAACAAAATTTATCCACAAAATAAAAACATATTCTTTTATTTAGGTGCGAGAGCCGAAAATAAATTTTATCATCACGCTAACGGAACACCAAATTGTTTTACAGGATATACTCGTGTAACATCAGATTTATATAATTGTATTCAAACTTGTGCTTGTTGTAATAGAACGGTGACGGATAGTAGATGTATCTATGTTTATCCTCCAAGGTCATTATATGGTATTCACGACCCACACGTTAATTATGGATGTCATGAATGTCGTGGTATTCCTGAACAAAAAATAACTTGTGGTTGTAATTGTAATTTAGACCCGTGTGAATCTTGTGGATGGGAATGTCAGACACATACTTGTGCGTCAATTATTGAACCAACGCCTACTCCAACACCAACACCGACATCAACACCAACAAATTGTTTACCATCTACACCGACGTGTACAGAAACTTGTAGTGATTGTAATCCATGTTATGATTTTAATAATTGTAACACTTGTGTACCTACGGGATACTCATCAATAGAATATACGTGTGAAACAAATCCATTGTTTGATGCGATGTCTAACGCATTATCATTTAAATTATGTGGTGACCCTAAAAATCCTCAAATAGGTGTTAAGGTTTTAAGATTTACCGGTGGTTGTGAAACTAGCGGAACATGTTCAACTAGTGGATTAACTTATACAACAGGATATACTGTTACAGAATATTGTTCACCGGGAGGAATTTATCCAACTTGTTACACAGAAAACCCTGCGTGGTTAGATGAGGAACATTGGTTTCAATTAGACGCTGTGTGGGAAAGATACACTTGGCTTGATGATTGTGATTTATGGTATAGAGGTGGTTTAGGTATTATTACTCAAGAAAAATATTTAGAATCATTAGCACATAACTCGGTATCATTAATTAATGTACCTTATACTTCACAATTAAACATCGACCCAGCAAAAATTGAATTGGTTAATTTAAATGCAAGATGGTTAGAGGAGGAAAAATACAGAAGAGGAAGATTAAAAATTTATATTAATGGTAAAATATTTTATACCATAGAAGATTTTCAAGAAATAATACCAAGAGCGTTAAGTACTGATAAGGAAAAACAAGTTGGTGTTCCTTTTAATATATCATGGGGTGGTGGAACTCAAGGTTTAAGAGAAAATTTAACATTTTCATCTTGTACATTACCTTATGGTCCATATCAACAAGACCCTGAATGTTTCCCTGTTAATGATTTGACAGGAACAACATTTAATGGGATGAACACAAATATAGTTATTGAACAAAATTTTGCAGGAACATTTGAAGGGGGAATTTCTCAATTTAGAATGTATGTAACACCATTATCAGCTCCGGAAGTTAAACACAATTTTAATATATTGAAAAATACATTTAGAATGTTTAATCCTGATTGTCCTGATTGTAGTACAGAAATTTGTCCTCCTGATGATTTTACATACACAATAGGTGATATCTCAACTACAACAACGACAACTATTCCGGTAACAACCACGACAACAACAATACCTGTAACAACAACGACAACAACAATAATACAATAAGTAAATTAATATGTCACAGTCAATAATAATTAATAGTATAAATTACGATGGGGAGATTGCTAATATAATCTTTACCCCTGACGTTGATAATGTAGTAATTAATTTGGGACAACAAACATTACCGTTTTTGTTTAGACCTTATTTATTATCTCCACCTAGAGATGTTTACGGTACTTATACTATTGTTGTTACAGTAAATGGGGTTCAATGTCCAAACTTATTAAATGTTCCAAGACCTACCCCAACACCAACTCCGACATTAACCCCGACAAGTACACCTACATTAACTCCAACTCAAACAAGTACTCCAACACCAACAGTAACGGTAAACCCTTGTTTATTAACTCCAACACCAACACCAACAAACACATCAACCGTAACTCCAACGTTAACGTCTACTCCAACACCTACTGTTACACTTAATCCTTGTTTAGTAACACCAACTTCAACATCAACACCAACTTTAACACCAACACAAACAAATACCCCTACGCAGACATCAACTCCAACGCCAACATTAGAACCATTAAATTTAACTCTTTTTGTCGAATATGAACCGGGGTCTATAATTGCATATTATACATTAGTATTAAATCGTCCATATAGTGAAGAAATAAATGTTACTTTTGAAAATGTTCTAAATGTTTATAGTGGTTCTCCAATTACAATATTTACAGGTGTTACGGTTAATTTGGGAAGTTTATCAGGACAAACTATTGTTACAATAGATGAAGATTATAACAACTACACAGGAGAGCCATTTTTTAGTCAATTATCAGGAACTCCGGTTGGAAGTACATATGAAATTATTGTTATTCCTTTTATTCCTACGCCAACGCCAACACCTACATTTACAAGTACCCCTACACCTACATTGACAAGTACTCCTACACCAACTCCTACACCTTCAACACCAATTGACATTTTAATTAATCCAATTATAACTGAAAATGATGAATATATTATTGTTGGTGATAATTTTTATTTAATGTATTAAAATAAAATTAAAAATATTTATAAAATAAAAAACAAATTATGGCATTAACAGGTAAAACAATCGGAGAATTATCTCTTTTACAATTTCCAACAAACGATACATTATTTCCCGTAGAATTGAGCGGTGACACATACCATATAGCATATTCGGCATTCACTAATTCAAACTATAACGAAGGAACTTACGATGAGTTATATTCATTCGCCACAGGTGAAACACTAACCGCAGGAAGTTATTATTTAATGACTGACTTCCAAACGTGTTACGACCAACCAAACTATGATGTTAATGGTACCCCAATAGCTACCGGTAATTATAAGACAGGGTCAACAGAACCTATATTATTGTTAGCAATATCAACAACAGGATTCTCTCCTACGGTATATTCAACATTACACCCACAAGATAAAATATCTTATGATATAACTTGGAATATAACTGAAGTAACAGGTGGACCGGCTAAAGGTAGAATTACTGAAAGAATTGACCAATTTAATAACAGAGCCGACTATGATTTCAGAGCGGTTCAATTTATAAGATATGTTGGTTATTTTTCAGAACAATTCTATAATGGTAAAATTAATTTGGATGGTACAACCGGACAAGTTACTACAGCACAATCAGGAACATCATTCACAACTGATTTTACTGTTGGTGATATTTTTGGAGTTTACTCACCGGGTATTAATGGGATAGCTAGTTTCCAATATTATGAAATTTCATCGATAGTTAGTAATGTTGAAATGTATGTCACAGGTAGAACATTAGCAAATGTGAGTAATGTCTATTATTCTGCGGGGATAAGATTACCTGATTATATGAATCCATTCCAATGTAATATCACAGGAACAACTAATGATGAATTTGCGGAGTATTATACATTTAATGATGGGAATAATTATAACACATACTTGGGGAATAATATTGATTATAATATTTTCATATTATCAAATAACGTATTTTTAAGCGGACCATATGAAAATAACACATTTGGTGGAAATGTGGTGAGTAATACCTTCAATGATGTTATGAACTCAAATATAGTCGGACCGTATTGTCAATATAATATAATAACAAATAATTTTGACGGAAATATTATAGGTTCATATTTTCAATATAATATTATTGATTGTGATATGGACTCAAATCAGATTGGTAACTATTTTCAAAATAATATGTTAGGAAATGCTGATGGACAAGATTTTGATTTTAACCGAATAGGTTCATATTTCACAAATAATTTCTTAACGAATATAAATGGTGATTTCATTAACAATAATATTGGGGACAGCTTTAATAATAACCTCATAGATAGTGGATTCCGAAACAATACTATTGTTGGTGACTTTTATAGCAATCTTATTATTAATCAGTCCTTCAATGACAATTTTATAGGTGATAATTTTTATGACAATATCATACCAAACTCTTTCTACTCAAATAGTATAGGAGATGATTTTAATACTAATACAATATATTTTATGTTTAGAAAAAATTCAATATTAAATGGTTTCAATCTAAACACAATTGGTGGAGTTGACAACTTACTTACTTTTGAAAACAACCAAATTATGAATAATTTTAAGGGTAACGACATTCAAGGTAATTTTTGGAGTAACCAAATTAAAACAGATTTTAAGGGTAATGATATATTTGAGGAGTTTGGATTTAATAATATAGGGTTTGGGTGTTCACCAAATACTTTTAGTGGTAATACATCACATAACAATATTGGGGATTATTTTTCATTTAATACTTGTTATGGTTCATTTTTATACAATACACTGGGTACAGATTTTCGAAGTAATGAAATACAAGATGGATTTGGTTTTGGTGGTTCATATAATCAGGGAAATAGAATTGGAAATTATTTTAATGATAATACTATTGGTGAATACTTTTACAACAATACAATTCCTGATAACTTTTACAATAACACAATTGGGGAATACTTCCAATGGAATATTGTTGATACCTATGTAGATAATATCGATTTCACCACAAATTATGGAAACATAAGTGGTATTACTTATTTTGCAACAGGAAACACCGCTACAGATTCTAGTTATGGTAATGTTGGTGGTACAACTAATGGTAATGGTGTTAACGCATTATTTCAAATTGATGTGGTTAGTGGAAGTGTTATTAATGTTAGTGTAAATAATTCAGGTAAACTATATGTTATTGGTGATACAATAACAATATTAGGTACATCTATTGGAGGTGACACAGGTATTATTACTACATTTTCAGGGAATGGGATTGGAATAACAGGGGTTACAGGTTCATATCCTAATATATTTGCTCAAGGTACGGGTAGTGGCGAAAACGCATCTTTTGATGTTACAGTCACTAGCGGAGTAGTTAGTAGCGTAGTGTTAAATCAGGGAGGCACAGGTTATTTAGTTGGAGAGCTATTAACAATATCTGGAGATGTGTTTGGTAGTACGGAAGACATAACCATAATTGTTGAATCCGTTTATTCTGATGATGTAATCATTACGGTTACAAGTATTAGTCAAAACCCTTCAGTTTATGAGTTATATACTTGTAATATTTTCAAAAACTCGAATCTAACAAATAGATTATCTTACTACGACGCAAGTGATGTCTTAACAATAAAAAATATTAACGAATAAAAATGGAAACAAAATACATAGTAAATAACTTATCGGGACAAACCATAAATGGTAATATAACAATTAATGGGAATTTAAGTGTTACCGGAGTTACAACAGGAAGTTTAGCAACTTACAAAGCACTACTAACTCAGATAGGTTCTCAGACTGGTACTACCTTAAATGATTTTGGTGGTTTTAATGATGGTTTTATTATAGGTGAAACTTACACCATAGCCACTTATGTTAGTGGTGATAGTTTTAGTAATATCGCTAATGTAACAAGTGGAGTTATAGACACAACGGGATGTGTATTCATTGCAACAGGAGAAACACCAACAAATTGGGATAACGGTTCTACTTTAGTGTCTAGTGGTAATTTAGCGGTAACAGTATTAGAAAATAACTTGGGATTCGATATTGAGTGGATTGAGGATTTTACAGGGGTTTATGTAGGGTTTAATTCAACCACAGGTCCATTGTATAATACTTTTAATAGAAACACAACATTTGTTTTAAGTGGAAATGTTGCAATACCATTTTTTGGTCCTACCACAATAGATACTTTCGTATTACCCTATACTGTTATTGAAAAAGACGATAGTATTCTTCTTGCGGTTTTTGATGTTAGTGTTCCTGAACCAGTTTCTAATAGTTTGTATTATTTCCCTATTGAGATTCAAATTATACAAGATACTGATACAACACCAATTACTTTAAGTGGAACTGTGGAATCATCGTTTCCTATTACTCTTACTAGTATTGCTTTGTTTTGTAATGGAAATTACATTCAATCACTTTACGGAGATGGTACAGTAAATGATATGTCAGAACTTATAACTTACTTAAACTCTGAACCAGATATGAGTTATTTAGGGACATATTCTGATGCTGGAGATGGATTTGTGAATTTAGAAATGCCAACCAATTTAGTAAATCAATTCTGTGCTAATAGCACATTAACTTTTGAGGTCTTCAACGACTAACTTTATAAAAATTAAAAAAATGATAAAATATATTAAAAGAAAAAGTGATAATAAGTTTCTACAATCTTTAGAAAACGATATTTGGGTTGATAACTCAAAGGAGGCTTATGAAATGACACACAGAGAGTGTGAGGATACTAAAACTACATTACTTAATACATATACTTCTGAAGAAATTACTGAAGTTTTTAATTTGTTCAAGAGTAAACCGAAATCAAGAGAAGAAAAAAAAGAACTACTTAATTTATTAAAAAATAAATAATATGAGAATAAATATTTTAACAGAAAACGATAAGGTAGAACAAGTTAGAGAAGCTTGGGTAAATAAAAATGTAATGAAAATACCTTGTTCCCCAACAGGAGAAGAACCTGCAACTCATTGGTTTTGTACAATGGCCGGTTCTGAAGAAAAAATGATGCTGATTTACAATAAAAAAAACTTATCTATAATGGAGTTAGAAATCGGTCCAAAAGAATTTCTTAATAAATGGGGAGTGAAGATTATAAAATAGTAAAAGGGTTTATTAACGATGACGAGGTTTTACAACTCGTTAGTTGGGTTGATTCGTTACATCCGGAAGACGGCGACCCCAATTACCACTTAAGTGAAATTTCAAAAGCACTGAAGGGTAAATCTTGTATTATAGATATTTCAAAGACTAAACTTACAAACTACATTACAAATTTTCAATCGGTTTCTAAAGTTTCAAACCAAGAAGTCCCACAAATTATAATGAACATCTTTGAAAGAATCTCAAAGGAAAATAATATACCCCTTGATAATATATTTCTTCAAGCTGTTGATATGAATAAGGGTGGTAGAATACAACCACATTACGACGCATCTGTTGATGGATACATTAATTACAAATGTAATATAAGTGTTTTATCTGAAGATTATAAAATTTTTATAGATAAATCATCCCCAACTATAGAACAAAAAGATTTGTATTGTTTTGAAGCGTCACTATATAAACATTGGACAGAGGAGTTTAACTCAAGAAGAGTTTTTTTAAGTTTTGGGTTTTTAGTACCATATAATGTTTTAGGTAGAAATGAAAATGACCCAAGAATAAGATTAAGCCGTAGAATTGAAAATTATTTTCAAAATAAAAAATAATAATTAACAAATATTAAATCCTCCAAATTAATTGGGGGATTTATTTTTTTAGTTTGTTGAGTAAATACTGATTTCACAAGTATTTATAGGATAAATAACTTTAGACATATAGATGGCAAATATACCTATTTCACAGTTACCTCAAGCGTTTTCGGCATTTCCGGAATCTCTTTTAGTTATAGTAAACTATGACCTGGTACCTACCGGACAGACAAATTACATATATTATTCAGCCTTAACTGCACAATTTAGTGCGGGAACTTCTGGCTCATCAGGTACAAGTGGAACTTCCGGTATTGACGGAAAAAGTTTTATTTGGAAAGGGACTTGGTCATCTTCAATTAATTATATTGAAGGAGATGTTGTCTATTATAATGGTAGTTCATATCTTGCAACAACAACAATACCATCAGGTGGAGGTGCTCCGGACACCAATTTCAATTGGGGTTTAATTGCTCAAGCCGGTACTTCAGGAACATCAGGTTCTTCGGGTATAGACGGAACAAGTGGTTCATCAGGAACGTCAGGTTCTTCAGGAACTTCAGGGTCTAGTGGTATAGATGGAACTAGTGGTTCATCAGGGACAAGTGGTTCGTCAGGGACATCAGGTATAGGTGTCGCTAACTATTATGCAACATATAGTAGTTCTCAAACTCAATTTGCTACTTCTGCAAATACCGAATATATCGTAACTTATGATACTGTTGAAATAGAAAATGGTATTTCAATTGTTAATGGGTCAAAAATTACAATCCAATATAATGGTATATATGAAATTGGGTTTTCACCAATGGTTGAAAAAACTCTATTTAATGGTGATTTAGATGTTAATGTTTGGTTAAAAATAAATGGTAATAATGTTGACAGGACAAATAGTGTTGAAGGTTTTGCGAGCCCTAATATTAAAGCATTACCATATATACAAACAATACTTCAATTAAATCAAGGAGATTATATTGAAATTGCGTTTTCAGCAACTAAAACAGGTGTTCAATTAACGGCAATTAGTGGTCAAACATCACCATTAATACCTGCGGCACCTTCAATTATTGTTGATATAAAAAATGTAGGTGTCGCGGCTGTAGCGTATACTTCAACTTCAGGAACTGCCGGAACAAGTGGTTCTTCAGGGACTTCAGGTTCAAGTGGTACATCAGGTTCGTCAGGAACAAGTGGTTCTTCAGGGACAAGTGGTTCTTCAGGGACAAGTGGCTCTTCAGGTATAAACGGTACTTCAGGTTCAAGTGGTTCAAGTGGAACAAATGGTACATCAGGTTCTTCAGGAACAAGTGGTTCTTCAGGGACAAGTGGTTCGTCAGGAACAAGTGGTTCGTCAGGAACTTCAGGGTCTAGTGGTATAGATGGTACAAGTGGTTCATCAGGAACATCAGGAACAAGTGGTTCTTCAGGTTCTTCAGGAACAAGTGGTTCTTCAGGGACTAGTGGTTCATCAGGAACATCAGGTTCTTCAGGTATAGACGGAACAAGTGGTTCGTCAGGAACTTCGGGTTCTTCAGGAACAAGTGGTTCGTCTGGGACTTCAGGGTCTAGTGGTATAGATGGAACTAGTGGTTCATCAGGAACATCAGGTTCAAGCGGTATAGACGGAACAAGTGGTTCATCAGGAACATCAGGAACTTCAGGGTCTAGTGGAACAAGTGGCTCATCAGGAACATCAGGTTCATCAGGTGTTGATGGAACAAGTGGCTCATCAGGAACATCGGGTTCTTCAGGTGTAGATGGAACTAGCGGTTCATCAGGAACATCAGGGACTTCAGGGTCTAGTGGAACATCAGGTTCTTCAGGTATAGATGGAACAAGCGGTTCATCAGGGACTTCAGGTTCTTCAGGTACTTCAGGTACTAGTGGTTCTTCTGGAACGTCAGGCACATCAGGTTCAAGTGGTTCTTCAGGAACATCAGGTTCTTCAGGTATAGACGGAACATCAGGTTCTTCAGGAACTAGCGGTTCTTCAGGTATAGACGGAACAAGTGGTTCATCAGGAACATCAGGTTCAAGTGGAACATCAGGAACGTCAGGTTCAAGTGGTTCTTCAGGGACTTCAGGTTCTTCAGGTATAGATGGAACATCAGGTTCTTCAGGAACATCCGGTTCTAGTGGTATAGATGGAACATCAGGTTCTTCGGGAACATCAGGTTCTTCAGGAACATCAGGTTCTTCAGGGACTTCAGGTTCTTCAGGTATAGATGGAACATCAGGTTCTTCAGGAACTAGCGGTTCTTCAGGTATAGACGGAACAAGTGGTTCATCAGGAACATCAGGTTCAAGCGGAACATCAGGAACGTCAGGTTCAAGTGGTTCGTCAGGAACGTCAGGTTCTAGTGGTATAGACGGTACAAGCGGTTCTTCAGGTTCTTCAGGAACATCCGGTTCTAGTGGTATAGATGGAACATCAGGTTCTTCAGGAACAAGTGGTTCTTCGGGAACAAGCGGTTCTTCGGGAACATCAGGGTCTAGCGGTATAGATGGGACAAGTGGTTCTTCAGGGACTTCAGGAACAAGTGGTTCATCAGGTACAAGTGGTTCTAGTGGTACAAGTGGAACTTCAGGTTCTTCAGGTATCGATGGTACATCAGGTTCTTCGGGAACTTCAGGTTCTTCGGGAACTTCAGGTTCAAGTGGTATTGATGGAACTAGCGGTTCTTCAGGGACATCAGGTTCTTCAGGTACAAGTGGTTCTAGTGGGACATCAGGTTCTAGCGGGACATCAGGTTCTAGCGGTATAGATGGTACAAGTGGTTCATCAGGGACTTCTGGTTCAAGTGGTATTGATGGAACTAGCGGTTCATCAGGTACAAGTGGGACATCAGGTTCTAGTGGAACATCAGGTTCATCAGGAACAAGTGGAACTTCAGGTTCATCAGGAACAAGTGGAACTTCAGGTTCTTCAGGTACAAGTGGTTCTAGTGGGACATCAGGTTCTAGCGGGACATCAGGTTCTAGCGGTATAGATGGTACAAGTGGTTCATCAGGGACTTCAGGGTCTAGTGGTATTGATGGTACTTCAGGTTCATCAGGAACTTCTGGTTCAAGCGGTGTAGATGGAACTTCGGGTTCTTCAGGTACGAGTGGTTCGTCAGGAACAAGTGGGACTTCAGGTTCTTCAGGTATCGATGGTACATCAGGTTCTTCGGGAACTTCAGGTTCTTCGGGAACTTCAGGTTCAAGTGGTATTGATGGAACTAGCGGTTCATCAGGAACATCAGGTTCAAGTGGGACAAGTGGTTCTAGTGGAACATCAGGTTCTAGCGGTATAGATGGTACAAGTGGTTCTTCAGGGACTTCAGGAACAAGTGGTTCTTCAGGGACTTCAGGTTCTAGTGGTACTTCAGGTTCATCAGGCACAAGTGGAACTTCAGGTTCTTCGGGAACATCAGGTTCAAGTGGTATTGATGGAACAAGTGGTTCAAGTGGAACATCAGGAACAAGTGGTTCTTCAGGGACATCAGGTTCTAGTGGTATTGATGGAACAAGTGGTTCTTCAGGGACTTCAGGTTCTAGTGGAACTTCAGGTTCTTCAGGAACTTCTGGTTCAAGTGGTATAGACGGTACAAGCGGCTCTTCAGGTACAAGTGGTTCTTCAGGAACTTCAGGGACAAGTGGTTCGTCAGGAACTTCGGGTTCAAGTGGAATAGATGGTACATCAGGTTCAAGTGGAACAAGTGGTTCGTCAGGAACTAGTGGTACATCAGGTTCTAGTGGTACATCAGGTACAAGTGGTTCTTCGGGAACATCAGGTTCTAGTGGAACAAGTGGTTCTTCAGGTACTTCAGGTTCTTCAGGAACTTCAGGTTCATCAGGAACGTCAGGAACATCAGGTTCAAGCGGAACTTCAGGTTCTTCAGGTATTGATGGAACAAGCGGTTCTTCAGGAACTTCAGGTTCAAGTGGTATTGATGGAACTAGCGGTTCTTCAGGTACATCAGGTTCAAGTGGAACAAGTGGTTCTTCAGGAGTTAGTGGAACATCAGGTTCAAGCGGTACTTCAGGTTCTTCGGGTATTGATGGAACAAGTGGTTCATCAGGAACGTCAGGTTCTTCAGGAACAAGCGGTTCTTCAGGAACTTCAGGTTCATCAGGAACATCAGGTTCTAGTGGTACGAGCGGTGTTAATGGTATTTCAGGTGGTGCTGTTTATTACTTTAACGAATCAGTAACACAAACCCCTTATAAAGAATTTTCACCAATATCGACATCAGGGTCACAACAAACAGTTACGGTTACTATTGCGAATGGTGTAACATCAACTATTCAATCATATTTAACACCCTCAACTTATCCGAATGTATCAACCATACCTGCGGGAATTTGGTCTTTCTTCTTACACGCGTATAAACAAAACAATAATGCAAGTTTTGACATATTCTGTGAAGTTTATTCAAGAACAACAGGTGGGACTGAAACTTTATTATTTTCAACAGACCCAGCACCTGTAACAACAAATTCACCAAACCCATCAATGGTATTATCTGATGGATTTCAAGGAGGATTTTCAATCAATACAACAGATAGGATATTTGTTAAAGTTCGAGCTACAAATACCTCAAATCAATCACATACTATTACTTTCGTAACCGAAGGTACAACTCATTATTCATATGGTCAAACTACGTTAGGTGTAATTAATGGAACAAGTGGTTCTTCAGGAACTAGCGGTACTAATGGTACGAACGGTACTAATGGAACCTCAGGTACGAACGGAACTAACGGAACTAGCGGCACTAACGGTACAAATGGAACTTCAGGTTCAAGTGGAACGAGCGGAACAAATGGAACGTCAGGAACTAATGGTACTAGCGGTTCAAGTGGAAGTAATGGAACATCAGGAACTAATGGTACTAACGGAACTTCAGGTTCATCAGGTGTAAATGGTACATCCGGAACAAACGGGACTTCAGGTACGAATGGTTCATCAGGTACTTCAGGCTCAAGTGGTACAAGTGGTTCTTCTGGAAGTTCGGGGACTTCAGGAACAAACGGGACTAGTGGTACAAATGGTACTTCAGGTACTAATGGTACTAGCGGTTCAAGTGGAAGTAACGGAACATCAGGAACTAACGGAACTTCAGGAACAAACGGAACATCTGGCTCAAGTGGTTCTTCAGGTACAAATGGTACTTCAGGTACTAATGGAACAAACGGAACATCAGGGTCTAGTGGTTCTTCAGGTAGTTCAGGTACATCTGGAACGAACGGTACATCG